CGCAGACAAGGACGCTGCGAAAAGACTCCGAGCCATATGGGAGTCAAAAAAACAGGAGCTTAAATTAACACAAGTAACAGTAGCTGATGAAATAGGCACAAGTCAGAGTGCAATTAGTCAGTACCTAAACGGCACCATCGCATTGAATACCGATGCAGTGCTAGTCTTCGCCAAACTATTACAATGTGAGCCAAAAGACATTCGTCCGGTTTTAGGACGTAAATTGAAGATAAAACAAATACCTACAAGGAGAATACCCGTGGTAAAAAGTTCAACAGGAGCAGTATTGGACAAACACATAGAGGCTAAGTATATTGGCGAAACTAGCGACCAAGTATATGCAGTACTCATAGACGAACAGAGTTATCATCCACGTATCAAACAAGGAGAATATGTAGTAGTAGACCCCGCAGCTGACATTACACCGGGTGATGAGGTATTAATTGAGACTATAGACTCTGAGTATATAATCAAAACTTATATTCGCGAGGTCGCACAAGGGTATGCAGTTGAGAACATTCTGACAGAATACTCTTCAGTAATAGCACATGATGACATTGTAGCAATCCACCCTATCATCGCTGTTCAACGAGCTAAACTATGAATGACCCAGTAAATCATCCTAGTCATTATACTTTTTCTAAGTATGAGGTTATTGATGTGATTAACGAATGGGATTTAGGCTACGATCTAGGTAATGCAGTGAAATATATTGCCAGAGCAGGTAGAAAAAACCCTGAGAAAGAGATGGAAGACATTAACAAAGCGATCTTTTATTTACAAGATTATATAAGCAGAGGTAATAATGCGCCCTAAATTATTGCGAAATCCAGATCCTACTTCCGCTACCGCTATATATGAATGTCCTGTTTGCAATGAAGAATTTACAGCAATTATGTATCGTATACAGCACGGTCAAAAATCATGTTCGCAGAAATGCGGGCGCGTCCTATCTAAGGCTAAACAAGTAGGGCGACCGCCTAATGCTGTACTAGGTAAAGTGTACAGCGAGTTTTCACCTGTAGATTTCAAACGTATTTGTAAGCAATTAAATATAAGCAGAGCTAATCATCACGATAAAGATCTAGTACTTATGTGGAACGCTCGTACTGACGAGCTACTTCCTCGACTGGAGGATAAAGGCAAGAAACTAGAGATCTTAGGAGAGAACGAGGTCACGACTATGGATCGTTTAAAGGAGATATATGGATGAACACATTAACCCTAACTGAAGCTGCAGCTTATTTGAAGTGCAATGCTGAGACTGTTCGAGTCAAAGCTAAAGCACGGGAAATAAAAGCAGTAAAAGTTGGGAGACAGTGGGTATTTAAAGAAGAAGACTTGTCATCTTATTTAGATAAGTTGTACGATGGGGATTTTAACACCGTGCAACCACCATGCAATACTATCAAACGGGGTCTAAATTCATTTGGTACCGATTCACCGCTCCTGACGGACGACGAGTACGAAGATCTACTAAGACCACCGACAAACGTAAGGCCCAGGAATTAGAAGACAAGCATCGTGCCCAACTCTGGGACGAACATAAGCTAGGTACTCAACCTGAAGTTCTATGGAACACAGCATGCGTTCGTTGGGTTAAAGAAAGTACCAAGACTTCTATCAACGACGATCTCGAAAAACTCCGATGGCTGGATAAATTTCTACGCGATCAGCCGCTTCATACCATTACCACTGATTGTATTGAACAGATCATCGAAGCTAAGTTAGCTGAAGGTGTCGCCCCCGCAACTATTAACCGCTACACCACTCTGGTAGGTTCTATCCTACGCAAAGCTCACGGTCCCTGGCATTGTCTGAACGAACTTCCACATATACGGAAACTGAAAGAACCCGACAAACGAATACGTTGGATCACGCGAGAACAAGCAAAACTACTTATTGCCGAGTTACCTCCACACCAAAAAGCTATGGTGGAATTCAGCCTAGCTACGGGTCTAAGAGAATCAAATGTAACAGGTTTGGAGTGGTCCCAGATCTCCCCTTCTGGGAGTAAGGCATGGCTTCATCCAGACCAGACGAAGAATAGTAAACCGATGTCCGTCCCGTTTAATCCTACAGCGCAACGAGTTGTAGCAGAACGCCGAGGGATACATTCTGTGTATGTGTTTACTTTTAAAGATAAACGAATACAAAAGGCACACACTGGCGCATTTAAGAAGGCTCTAGTGAGAGCGGGTATTGAGCACTTCAGGTGGCATGACCTACGCCACACATGGGCGAGTTGGCACGTACAGAATGGTACGCCATTAAACGTTTTACAAGAACTTGGAGGTTGGAGTAGCTACGAGATGGTACTACGGTACGCTCACTTAGCACCTGACCATTTAGCAGATTATGCGAATAACATTGAGGATAAGTGACATAATTCTGACATAGCACCGAGGAGCGGTTTTGCTAACTCGTTGATTTAATGGGGTGAACGAAGGGGCTCGAACCCTCGACAACCGGAATCACAATCCGGGGCTCTACTGGCACACCCTATATAAATCAATATGTTACTACCTAACCCTATGTCAAAACCCAGTACAATACTGGCATAATCCACCCAAAACAACCTACCTCTGTCATAATTCTGGCATAGCTAAGTGTATTTAGTTACATCCGTTATAATATACATATTAGACTTACGATTTATAGTTTTTGGGTCATAAGGAATGCTGCCATAGGATACTGAGCCCGCATCGTCATCATCGTCCCAAGGCCAAAAACCTACAGCTCCTGCATCCCAATCAGCCGAATACTCGAACCCTCCATCGTAAGTGGCCCATCCAGATTTAAATGAACTGCCTGTTATTTTAAAAGCGTTAAGATACATAACCCACCACGTCGCAACTGACTGTTGACGCTGTATACCCTCTAAAATACTATGGTAAGTGGGGATCCATCCATTCCATGTAATATACCAACCCCATAATTCATATTCACTATAACCTCTAATAGACCGCATCTGCACAGCTTGGGTAAGTGATGGAGCAGCAAACATTAAATTACCTTGCGTTAGTCCGGCAGTGATATTGGAACTAGTACTGAAACCAGCAGACCTAAAATCCCAGTCGTTCTGTGTGCTGCCCGGCGCTTGACTCCCCCCGAAAGAGTTACCGCTCCAATACCAGCGTTTAACACCTTGATCATAATAAATACCTGTAAATGTTCCGCTATCTGTAGGAGACCCCGTACTAACAGGCGTAGCAGGTGATGTAATTGATCCGCCTGAGACAACTACTAATGGTTTTAATCGACTATCAAAAGTGGGTAGAGTAGCTGAACCTGTAGCTATAGTAGAGAACACGTTCCAATCATAAGTGTATTCTACTGATCTATACAGCTCTTCTAAAGTAGCTGGAGTTATAGTAAGAGTTTGGTCTGTTGTGACGGCTTGAGCTGCTACCATAGTTGCGTAATAAGCGTCTCTAGCATTTTCCCAAGCAGTAGTAACTGGATTAGGCTTAGCTACTGAGTATATTACATTATTTCCTCCTGTTAGTAGCTGTTTAGCAGGCGCTCCCACTACTTCCGAGATAACCAACCAAGCTGTAGGGCTACTAACTATAGGAGTGTTATCACTATACACCCCATAGTCAGGAGTCCCATACACATAGGTATTGAGATTAGTGTTAGCCCCTGAGTAATGTGAGTTGTACCCGTCCAATAACTTATTATACATATAAACTTCTTCGTCATACGTAGCAATCAGCGTGAGATTCTGATTAGTTATACTCGCTATATGCTGTGCATAAGCAGTTTGGTAAGCGCTATACCTCGGTTGTAAGTACGATTTCCAACCCGAAGAATAATTGTATGTATAATAAGTGCTCCAGCCATATGCATAATTGTAGATTCCGTCAGGCGCTGCATTATAAACTGACGTAATATAGGATATTGAAAGAGAATACCCATCTGAAGACTGAGGTGCACCTAATGGACCCCAGTATGTCGCAACCACAGGAGATACAACATTTAACAATGTCTGACGACTACTACTTTGCCAAAAACTATATAAACTATTAGCTACGCACCAGTTGTAATCATTTAGATAGTTTAAATATTTCATCACATCTTGCCCAAAGACCTGAGTGCCATGACCGTTATGCATAACCACGTTTTGTGATGCCATATACGTATCTAGCCCACTCCAAGTACGTTCTTCCATAGTACTTACAACTAACGTAGGGTATGTTGGAGCTATAGGTTTAGGGTAGTAACCATTAGAATGCGAGCCAATATCAATCCAAATATCTCCTAGTGCGGGATTAGCTGGGGCGCTAGCACTTCCCGTCAACGTTGCGGTACTTCCAGCAATCTGTAAAGGCGTAGGACAAGTACTCAAAGCTGCATTAGCTGTATTAACACTACTCTCGGTTGTTAACGTAGCCTCAACTGTTCTACTCTGAGCTATAGTCATTACTTTTTCTACTGTAGGGCCACGTAATGGGATATCACCGAATAACTGCATCCCGTAACTTTCCGTAGACGGGGTTATATAAGTATTAGGTAGAAATAGATGGAGTTCTGGAGTTAAAGTACTATCACTACCTGATTGAATAACTTCGAATTCCCAAGTGGTCGTCTGTGATATGTAACCTTGCCTAATAACTGCATGCCACTTCGTATAATCACTAGGTCTGATAAATACAGTAGGGACTCCTTCTGTAACATATGAATATGAATATAACACATGCCCATCAATTGAATCATTCGTCCCTGAGTATCCCGGAAAATCCGTCGGCCCCACTAAAGAAGCTATAAATGTAGCCTGTCCTGCATAGTGTAATGATTGTAATCCACTATCTATAAGAACTTGGCTATCTAAAGTAGATCCTGTTCTATAATGATCTGAGAATACTTTAACCCCCAGACTCATCGTGCGAACACCATTATGAGCGAGTTGACAGTTCCTGTGTTATCGACAGAAACTGTACTACCCGCAACAGTAACATTCGACACATAGGCCTCTTGGTTATTGGGGATAAAATCTAGTTGGAGCTGTAGAGTGGACAATTCCATCCCTGCTGCTGCTTGATTTATAAAGCTAGTAGCTATACCGGGACGAGCAGCAAAAAAGCCTACAAGGCTCCATGCGGTATCTTTTGTCCCGATACCCATAGCTCCAGAGGCATCAAACGTTTCAACTCCGAACATTACTGTCTTGTATACTTATAGTGTCAGAAATAGCAACTTCATAAGCTACCGTCCGAACATCGCTATCTCCTAACTCTATAGTGTCAGAAATAGCAACTTCATACGCTGTCGCTTCCCATATAAAATTCACATTTGTCATAGCTAATAAGGTGTCATCAGTAGGAAGCGTGGTGACATATACTTTCTGAGCCGCTTGTAATATAGATACAGTGCCTGCTTCTAACGTAGCCGCCGTATCACGGATGGAGTAGGTTGTGTTAACTCCAGATTTAACTCCGTAAATAATAGCACCTTGGCTATAGTCAGCTGTGTCAGTAATCTCTATGTTAACTGCTGCATCTACTACCTTTACAGTAGTACTACCAGACATATATGTATCAACATTGGCTACAAAATTAGCAGCATTGTCCCAGATGCTAAACGTAGTACCTACAGTATAGTTAGCAGCAGTAGCTACAGTATCAACTGTTAGATTTCCAATCTTAACCCGTAGATTTCCATTGTCATCAAACACACCTAGCGTACCAACACCTAGGTTAATAATGAAACGGTTATTAACATCATGGATAACGTTCGCTTGGATGTCACCCATAGTGGCTCTGAATGCCTGAAAGGAATCAGAGACAACTATACGATCAGCAGCTATCGACTCGGCAATAATTGATTCTATCCGAGCATCTTTTATAAGAGCATCAGATATATAAGTCTTATTACCCACTGCACCGAAAGGTTCTTCACCTATTGCATCCTTTATAACATCGGTTACAGATTTTAATGTATTCCCTCTAACTCCCTCTACTTTGTTAAAATTACCTCTAACTCCCGTTGTAGAAACAAAGCGTATCCAATAGTAGTAATCACTGTCATACCCTACAGAATCAGAAAACATAGTCCCTGTGATCGAACCTATTTTCAGAGCATACTGTCTATCATTAGCAGTATGCCTATAAATCTCTGTGTACCCATGTCCGGTATAGTCAGTACCGCCCCATGTGAGCAGGATGTTAGTAAAAGTATTAGAAGTTGCTTCTAAATCAGTAGGGTCATTAGGTTTCCCACTCAAAGCTGTTGGGACTGATATACCCACTCGAGTTGAGTTACTGGTAGCATCAGTAGATAAGGTAACTATTCCGCTATCAATAAGATCTCTGAAACTAACAAAAGCATCCTTAGGATCACCCCTATCACCTTCACGTATTTCCATGAGCTCTTTTACTGCATTTAAGACACGGTTAAGCTCTAGGTCTTTAGTTTTAACTGCGGTGATAGAAGGCTTTTTCATTGTATTCCTGATAGTCCTGAGACACTATCTGCAAAATACACAGCCTCAATTGCAGAAGTTCCAGAGAGCGTTATCTCCCAATGCGTTCCTCGGCTACCGCTGGGTAATCGAAACGTAGCTACTCCAGTTGCATCCGCTGTAACTGCTATAGGACTTAACGCAGTCCCATCTATAGTTAGAGTTAGGCTAGTAGTTCCGCCTCCTGCAGTAAAGACAACTTGCCCTGTAGATAATATAGTAGGTCGCTCAGTGATGAAAACTTTAGAAGTCCATGTAAAAGTATCATCGGTAGTATCTGAAGTCCAAGGGGCTATATTCCAGAAAGGGTAATTGGCATTATATTCTGATACATCTGTTAACTTACTGAGATTTTGATAGACATATAAAGTATCAGTAATAATGTCATTAAAGGCAGCATCCGTATCAAGATCTATAGTGACAAAGTGTTTGTCTACTGGGTTAAATATAAACCCTCCAGTCCCATTAAAAGCATAATACAGATTATCATGTTGGTAAGCGTGTATAGAACTTGGGTTGTATGTACTCCACTGTGCCCGGGTTATTAAGTCCTTAGTTAATAGCTCAGCACCTCCACTAGAAACATATACCAACCCATCAGGTGAGGCATATATCACACCATCCAATATAGATACGATAGATCGCTTCGATACACAAGCCTGCTCTACGGATAAACCTATGAGGTCCATAGATGCTGAGGTGGCACCGCTTGCTAGATACGGAGTACCTTTAGTACATATAACAAGTTGATCTCCGGCTCTGCCTAGCCCGACTATCTCATAAGGCACACCTAGCTGATATTCTATAGGCCATGCGTATGGGATATAAGGTTCTGAGAACATTAAGGTGTTCTCATAGAAACCTGCTAACACGCCATTAGCCATAGCTGTTAATCCTTTAAGATTAGTATCAGGTGGCACCCAGGTTTTTGTAGGGAGCACTTCTGCACGGTTTCCGGTATCAATTATCGTAACTCCTCCAGTTACTGTGGTAGTTTCTGCACAAAACTGAAAGTCCGTAGCATTACTCCCTGTAGCTGTTACATATAATCTAACTTTGGCGATACTTTCATAAACTCCATTAGTTGATGGTATGGTTACACCTATTACAGGCTCTTCAGTCAATAGAGCAGCTACTCGCGGGGAAGGTGCGGAAGGTGCGCTTTCTTCACCAGTAGCATTTACATAAGTATAGACATAGAATCTCTGCTCTAAATCTAATGAGGCGGTCGAGCCTGTTATCCACGCGGTAGTAGGTGCTTCTGTTGGTTTAGGCATTCCTACTGCCTGACTTGTGTAGGGTTTTCGGTATATAGGAGTAGTAAGATCTGTCTTATAATCTACTGTTGCAGGTGTGGCATTAGTGTCAGTGACTAATTCGTTGTTAGTCATCTTCATAATCCCATCACCGGTGAAATACAGACGGTCCGTTGAGTCATTCACAATAGGGCTTTGCACTACATCAACATCAAACATCCAATGCAGCCAATGAGTGCCGTACTTATATATAGTAGTTGGTGAGCCATCTTCCCTAAGGTTACTACTAGATTCTCTACCTATAGGCTCCAACGACGAATCTATAGTTATAGCCCCGTAACCTTTCAGATCCCCGTTTTCTAGCCGAGCATTTAGTGCTGTCTGAGCAAACTCAGGTGCTAGTAACCTAGGCGCTAACTTAGGGACTGCTCCTTTAAAGCTCGTTATTTTGAATCCCGGCATCTTCTTGTTCCTCTAACCAATAATTACGGCATTCCACTGAGCACCATCTAGGTATATGTCCTCCATTAACTTCAACAGGCTTATCACAGTATGCACATTTCGTTCCTATCCCTTTATCTCCCATCTCGCTTTCAGCCTCCTGCTGTCGATGTGTGTGAATGTTTCGTATTTTCCAAACCCATAAGAGTCAGGATACCGTTCTATTAAGTATCCATACACCTTGTCTGGTGTCACTCCTTTTAGGAGCACGTCGCTTGCTTTTCCCTCGAGATGTTTTGAAAAAACGCTGCCCCCTACAGAGGCATTGTGCGATTTACATCTCATAGCTGAGGTGACGGTTATAGGCGTGTTAAAGTGTCGTCGTAGTTCCTCTAGTATGTTAATCAATGTCACATCAACAGTAGGATCCTGTGATTGTGGGCAGGTGCCGCATTGGCATGCGAATTCGCTTCTGGCGAAATGCTGACTAATCTTCTGCACAATTTATCTCAATTCTATTTGGACGCACAGCGCTATCCACGACCTTTCGTACTGCTGTTCTCCCAGCACTGGGAATTTTGCAATATTTACTTACTGCGACATTAGCTGTCTCAGCGATAATCCTTGGCATACAACCCGTTAACAGCAATGGTAATATAATCACTGCTAATAAAATTAGATGAGTTCTTTTGGAGAACATGATGGTAATCCTCGTGTTAGTTGTACATAGTTAGCAACGGAGTGGTCACGAAATGAATCTACTTTTCGTATCGCTGCCCCTTTACACATCCCTATTATAAACTGCTTGGCTCTCGTCCAAAAGCCAGGATCCTCTACACAGTTACCTGCGCCTGTAAAATAGTAACATACTCCCACATGGCGATAATCCCAGATTGCCATTGGATGTCGAGTTACTATATCGTTCTGATTTCTAAATCTATAAACATTCATAAAACGATAAGAAAACGTAGCTTTGAATATATCGTCTCCAACTCGTGGAGAGCCGTAGGTATACAACTCGGCATTACGCAGATCTAATCTAGACATAGCTATCGTAGCGAGTGCTGCTCCTAAACTATGTCCGGTAAAAGTTACGTGACGTTCCTCACAAAACTCATTGTAGTCTGCAACAACTTCATCCCAAACAGTATCTAAAGCATTCCAGAAACCTGTATGTACAGAGCCTTCAGTACCAAGAGGGAATAATTGAAATTTAAGATCTGCTTTAAGATCTGCAAATTCAGCAACCTCAGTCCCTCTAAAAACAAATACTAATTCTTTAGCAGTCCATACGGTGTAAAACTGAGTGCCTTCTACTGAATGGAAACGAAAGTTACCATCCGTATGAACCTTAGCGAATTCTTCAGGAGGGAAGTAGGCTTGCTCTGAGAGAAGAGCCATTTCATATGCTTTGTTATTATCCATAATAATAAACCTCAAAAAAATTATGAAGAATCCATGTGGCAGCGGAGGCTCCTAAAACAGCAAGCCCTATATAAGTTATTAGTTCACAGATGGCTTTGAATAACATACAGCATCTCGTATATGCATATTGCTATCAGCACTATTACTGCAGCTACGGCTAGCAATACAATTAAAATCGGAAACCTGAAGAAATAGTAACTCACTCACAGTTTGATCGCTTCAAGTATACCTAGTTGTGTGGCAACGGCATAAAGACATATCCCATAAACCCCGCCTTTAATGTGAGCTAACTGTTTATTTATCTCGTCCAGCGTAGTCTCCAACTCATCAATTCTCTGTCTGTGGACTTTTATTATTGTCTCCATTTCACTGCATCTGTGCTCGTCCATTTACTTCATCCCTATAATTAATTTAAGTCCACCAACCAGTGATCCAGCAAGAATAAAGAAGGCTATTATCCAAGCCGCACAAGTCATAATGAAATCAGTTCTCTCTTCTCGCTGTCGCTCTTCATCACGCTGTGCTTTGAGTCGTGCTTTCTGCTGTTCACCCTCGAAGCGAAGGAAATCATCCCACATCATATGCCGCGTCCTGACCATGAGTTCTTTTAACTGATCTCTTTTATTCCGCATGGCTTCTTGAGCCATGAATATCTCAAGGTCAGACTCTTGCTCTGATCCTTTCTTAGCCATCCTAGCTTTGTGGTCAATCTCCCGACCAGCGTCTGAGAACTTAGCTAGGTGATCACCTAGTTCAAATATCTCCTTGCCATTAGACACCGCAGTCTTGATGACCTCGAATGCGGCGTTGGCTATGGCTAGTTCAGCTAACATCTACATCCCATTCTTGGGTTGCTTCGTTCCATGTATACATCTGCCCATCGTCCGGCATTGGGGTTGGTGCATCCCAGAGACAAGTATCTTCGTTCAGTATCCACGATGAATAGGGTTTCGGTGGAATGAAAGCATCTCTGCCTTTGTCGTATGTGTATCCGATTCCTGCGTAGTTTTTGCGGAAGTTGCCGTTGTAAGATGTTTGTACCCAGAGAAATGAATCGCCGACATGACCTGAATTAATAAAGTTTTGTTCAGCCACTATTACTTGAGTGACTACGTTGTTTTCTAACTTTGCGAAATGACTCATGTTAAATACCTCACGATTACCATACCAGAACCACCTGCACCACCTGCACCTCCGCCGCCGCCGGTGTTAGTAAGTCCGTTTTGTTCAGTCTCTGTGCCGTTATTCCAACCACGACCACCTCCGCCAGTACCCCCATCATATTTTTCATTACCGGCAGGTAATCCACCAGAACCCCCTCCTCCGGCAAACCAACCAAACTCACCAACCGAAGAACCAAAATAACTCGTCATATCTTTACCGACACCACCTACCCCACCTGATCCGGAATTATAATTAGCACCTGCACCACCTGCACCACCTCCTCCTCCTCCATAAGGAGAGGTACCCCCAGAAAGCCCTCCATTACTACCGAATCCAGTAGAGCTATAAGTTGAAATCCCATCTGATGTATCATCTAATTGTAATGCGTTTGCTCCTGTGTACCCTGGGTACCAATTACCGCCCCCAGACCCTCCATCTTCAGCATTGTCAGTGTTATTATCATATCCACCATGACCCCCTCCGAATGATGTTAGAGTCCTTGCATTACCAACAAAAGTAGAATTAGAGCCAGAGTATCCCTCTGCACCTCCTGCGCCGACAGCTATTGTGTAGGAGGTCGGAATAATTGGGAGGTTTTGAATAAATATCAACCCACCTGCCCCACCACCGGCAGCACGTTGATTGTAGTTATCTCCGCCGCCGCCACCACCACCGACAATCATTACATCAATTAAACTATTACCACTGACCGTTACATCGAACACCCCTCCGGTAGTAAACGTGTGAATTGTGTAATCACCAAAAACAGTGACTGTACCACCGGTAGCTATTGTACTTAGTGGTAAATTCCCACTCCCAGAACCAATATTAGTCCACACATTTGCGTTGGTAGTCGCATCTGTACAAACGTATGCTTCACCAGATGTTGAGTTGATCCAGAAGTGACCTACTGCAAGGTTTTCTGTAATAAGTGGGTCAATTGTTGCTGTGGTTGAGTCGGGGGTAATGATAGTAGCGTTAGTCCCTACAGCATCAAGCGTTCCATCGGATAACCCAGCGATTAATGTGCCGCCACCTATGTCATCAAATGTTGCTGCTGCGAGCTCAATAGTTTCTTGAGCTTGAATGGCGAGTACTGTATCAGTGCCATTCTGAGTCTGCTTAATAAACACTCGCCCATCATTACTATTAATGGCAAACTCACCAGACTCAATTTCTGTAGTAGTCGGTGTGCTACCTGCTGTACTTGAGCGTTTAACCAGTATCTTATTTGCCATAGTCTTCTCTAGAAAGAACCGCCATCAATTGTAGATGTAGCTGATAATTTAGAATCTAATTCTGTTATCAGATTTAAACCTTCAGCGTGACTTTCAAATGCAGATACTATCTCGTTTACTGTATTGATGATACTGTCGCCATCAGCAGTAGTCATAGTTGAGTACCATGAATAAACTGAATTATGATTCGTCTTATCAGTGCTGCTCATCAACCCAGCAGTTGTAGTTGTAGCGTCTGAATAGGTTGTGTCAGATGCGCTTAAAACGCCACTAGCGATAGATAAGTTTGTGCCTACTTTAATGCCGCCCAGAACTGATGCTTCAGCGGTGGGTAAGGTATATCCTGCGGCATTCGCACTCAACACCCCACTAGTCATAGTTAGATTATTACCTATTTTCACACCGCCAGAAACTGTACCCGTCGCTACAGGTAAGGAATAGTTATTGGCGCTCGCTGCTATCCCATCAAGTTTTGTAGCTAAGGTTGAAGTGAAATTCTTTTGTGTAAGACCATCATCCCCCACCGAATAGGTTGTGTCCGTGAACACTGCATTTGACGGGACTGCTTTACCTACTGAGAAACTGCTCACAGTAGCTGCGTCAATGTTCAGCGCATTAATGTCCGTTTGAGTCTGATCAGCAGTAGCATTATCTTCGATATTAGATAACTTGGTATTAAGCGCAGTTGAGAAGTTTACATCAGTTGATACATAACTAGCATCGCTGACGATGTTTGCATCGTATCCTTGAACAACTGTACCAATTTCACCACCAATCGTGGCAATACTGCTGCCGCTCTCGCCAATATAAAGTTTTGCGCCATTTTCAGCATAGGCTAACTCGCCAACTGCCAACGATGTTGGAATTGTATTGCCCGACGAACCAGCGCGTTTTATCTGAATTGTATTTGCCATTGTATTTCCTCGTTAAAAATATCCGCCATTAAGCGGTAAGTCAGTTGTTGTTGAATCTACGGTAGAATTCGGGCATATCTTAGCCATGATTTTTTGAGCATGTAACACGTTGTTATGCGTTATTTTCTGCGAAGCAGTTGCCTCGGTTACTAAAAACAATGTGCCATCTTCAACGGTGGTTAATTCATCGAGATCACTAAGTTTTTTATCAGCCATCGAACTTCCTCACTTTAGCCATAAAATCAATTGTCCATTTTGCATCTACCCCCGACGAATCCACAGTCAACTCACCAAAATATTGGGTGTCTGCACTTAACGTCGCGAAACTACTTTGTAGTACAGCGAGATAGTCGCCTGTTGTACTATTTGTAACTAAGGGTAGCGTAAGTTCAGTGCCTACGTTTGCTCCATCAATATCTTTGAGCTGGAATTTCACAGTAGCTGCGCCCAAAAACACATTTTCTGAAGAGTCCTTCAAATTCGATATTGCGATGGTGGTGTCATTATCTATATATAACGTCTGCATTGCCCTATGCCTCTATTATTAAATTAGACCCGTCAGAGAACAAGAATTTATCTCCACTCGATAGTAGTAATACAGGTGTAGAGAAATACTGCTCTTGTCTAGCCTGACGAGCTGCTGCAGTTGTTACCGCAAAAACATAACTATTAATATGTAGCAGTGCATCTACTGTCTTTAACTCTAGATCTCCAACTACTCTTGACGTAAGTAAGCTAGTAAGAGTCGTACCTACAGTAGCCGTGCCTGTAGCAGTTACACTAGGCGTAACTGTGATTTTAGATTTAGTTATCATTGATACTTACAAGCGATGGGTCAGCATCAGCCAATGGGTCAATCGCCCATTCATAACTATTAACCTTGCTCACCGTTGACTCCCTAGTAATCAATGGGTCGCCATAAGTTTCAACACCCTCTTCAGATGTGTGCTTGGTTTTATTCACCATTGTTACTGGATGATTATCATAGGCTTTAACCGCATCTAAATCAGCCAGAGCATTAATCTCAGTTTCTTTACGATTTGAGTCTGTACGAATTGCGGCACGATACGCTTTAACATCAGCGTTCATTGCTGTGCCACCATCGGCTTCACGAATAACCATCCAATCGGTTTCTGCTATCTTGCTTGATGCGATTTGGCGAACCTGACTAATCATATTATTCTTTAAGTCAGCAACATCTCTATCAATACCAGCGTAAGTGCCAACAACCTCGCCATTAACTACCGCTCTGGTTAACTGCCCTTGCCATTGATATTTCGAGTTAATCCCAATTTCACTGTATGGCAGAATGTCTAACTCAGCGAGTTGCTCCCTACTCCATTGCGTGAAGATATTTCTGGGATATTGAACCCCATTAATCGTTAAACCTCTGGTGGATTTAACAACAAATCCTGAATCTATACTTCCAACAAACCACATACTGTTTCTCCTGTAAATTGTAGTTTCATGTTATCTTGCGTTAGCATATTTGAATGGTGTTTCTGCGAAAGCTATGTAGATGTATGTTTGACCAGTTGTATTCTGAGTAGAATCTGAGTGTCTAAGCTTGAAGCCGTTAGAAAGAACATCCAAATATCTATTACCATCATATTCTCCTAAAGAGTCATTAGGGAATAGTTCTTTATCAGAAGAATTAGATGGAGCTCTTGAAGTGTCGTGTGTAATCCAGTACCCAGTAGATGTACTCTTAGTCATCACATAAGCTGGTCTAAACCCTGTATAAACAAACGGTCCATCCGCAACCCCATTACCAGTATACGAACCAACTTTTGAATAGCCGTCAACGGAGTGGAAACAGTAGGCTATAAAAGTTTCTGTGTCGGCGTTCGTATCTCCTGCGTAACCAATAGCGTAAGTTGATGCGCCCACTGAACTAGGGTGTGTATCACCCCAAGAGGCTTGACTATTGTCACTTATGGAAGCAGCGGTAGTGTTGAGAAATATCTCGTGTCCTGAAGTTAAATCCTTGTGGTAGGTATTCCAACCATCGCCCTGACTGCGTTTCTTAATAATAATCATTTCAGGCGCGGAATTTAGTCCGTGTCCAATAGTTGAATTATCGACACCATTACCTGTATATTTAACAATGCTGAATCCAGCATCACGGTTAGCTGACACTCCCCATCCAGTTGTTAGTGTGCCGGCAGTAACACCAGCGGTTGTATTACTGCTTGATGATGTTATTGAACCGCCAGATAACACATTAAAAGTGTTTGCGTTTGTAGCCGCTTTCCAGTTCCAAGCTACGTACGTTCCGCCATTATGATTGAAGTAAGAGTAAGAGCTATTAGACCCTTTGGTGGCAGTAAAACCATTTTCATCGAAAGATGTTACTTGACCATAAGTAGTTGCGGTGTAGTCTGAGCCTGATGCATCCGAGCCTTGTATATAACCCGCACCACGAACAGAATCAATTAATGTATGACTTTGAGAGATATTCCTTTGTTTTGCCCATATAAAATCTGGCTGAAAACCAACCTCTGTAGATGATACGCTAGACCCTCCATCACCAGCCCATACATCAGTATTAAAATGCTCACTTGGTATAACATCGGGTACAGGAAGATTAGCCGTACATAATGCTAGGAATCCTGATGGTGGTTCGTAGAAGAATTCGCCATATGTCCCATCGTTGAAAGGTGAACCAGTTGGACGAGTTGGTAATGATGCAGTTGGTGTACCAGCGAATGAGGAGTCTTGTCCGAAGTTGGCTACAAAAGTGGAAGAACCAGAACTAGAGCCGTGTACAGAGTAGGGAATCACTGGTTTCTTTGTTGCTGTTAAATTCTCTGTTCCTTGCGATGAAGTACCTTTGTACCAAGTTATCTGGTTATCGTCTGCGTTGTACGCAATCCTGATAATATCACCGTCTGTATAGCTTGCAGGAGCTGTGGATACTACCGTTCCCTCAATGTAATAACCATTAGATGCACCTCCCGACCTATAATAACCCGTCTTGTTTGCGTACATAGTGCTGGTCGCTACACCCGCATCTATAATTCCTGTCATCATTTCACCCACTGAAGATACATAAACTTCCCAGTACCACTTCCCAGACTCAGGTATTAAGAAAGAACCAAGTATAGGATTAGTATAAGCACCTGTGACAACCCTAGAATTTCCCTCTGATAACGTAACACTAGATGCTATAGCTAAAGGATTAATCGTACAAAAGTTATTCGTAGGCGTATCAATCATCTGGTCGGTTGATGCTATGCCAGAAGATGCCCAATGATTTGGGTTTGTAATACGACTTCTATCAGCACCGACTGTAGTTGTACTAGCAGTGCCAGTACCAGAATCTGCGAAATCTAAGTAAAAACCATTCGTGCCGTAAGTGCCTGTGTATTCAATAGGTTTCCACTCTCCGTAGTCGCCAGTCTCACCAAAGTCTGATGGCGTTAATGCCTGTCCGTCTATGAAGTTGACTTCTGCGAGGTAGCCGTCAAAATATGTCACACTAAATCTGCCAAGGTGGTGGGATGTTGTGTTAGCATTTAATTTGGTGATTGTTCCTGTGTAACTTCCGACTTCAACTGAGTTCCAATAGGCTTTTATATTTGTGCCGTTACTACGAACAACCACATGCGCCCATGCAGACGGGTCACGATACACACCCGTAGTTGCTATTGCCACAGACCCATCATTTTTCATTACTCTAAGAATATCGTATTCATTAAAATAAATACCAGCATATCCAGTGGATTCTGCAAAAATTCCAGCCGAACCTGTAGAAACTCTTTTCAACCAGCAAGAAAATGTCCATATAGTATTACTAGTTGGTGTACCGAAAGTCTTACTCAAATATGAATTGTCACCATCCTCAAACCGCAGTGAGTTATCTATCGTGTAACCACCAGCACCAGCACCAGCCGCACCTTGCCTTGTTTTATCCGAAGTAAATGCCATTATGCAAACCCACTACCAGCTTCCATTCCGTACCAACTTGTTCCGTCACTCAGGAATGAATAAATTGAAATTGTAGTCGCTGATGGTACTGTACCACCCGACCAGAGAATTGTTGCGCCCGCCCAAGCCGGAGCAGTTTTAGTGATAATCGTGAACGACTTACCTGCTGCAGCTGTCGGCATTGTTACCGTAACTTGCGCGGCATTAGTTAAGTCGAAAATAGTGCCGTTACTCAGATCTACAGTGTATGCAGTTGTTGAGTCAGTCGCCTCAGTTTCCGTAATACCTTTAAGTGTCTGCGTTGCTGTAAAAGTCTGAGCAGCATCTGTCCGTGCTAAGCCTAGACTCGTACTAGCTAGTGTCCCTATTTCTACCCACGCACTATTAGCAGTATTGCGAAGTTTTAACTTCCCATTAGCCGTATCAGCCCACCACTGAAAAGCAAAGGTGGTAGGCGGCTCAGTAGCGGAGCTGTTGTTAGTAGCGATAGCATTTAACGCACTATTAATATCGCTCCTAACTGTTGCCCCACTTGAGTTAGCGATGGTGTAATCATGTGTTGCCATTATGTACTCCCAAAACCATTGCCAACTTCCATCCCGTACCACTTAACGCCGTCACATAGAAATGAGTATATGGTTCGAGCTGTTCGAGAAGGTACCGCTGAGTCACCCGACCATGTAATAGGTATAGTAGTTGACCAACTGACTGTTACACCGTTTTTTTCGATAACAGTGAAAGATTTACCCTCATACTCGGCTATGGTAGTAGTGCCATTAACAGTCGTCGAGGGCATTTCTATTGTTACGTCTTGATCTATCCTGAATATAGTACCTGTACTAAGATCTGGTATATAGTTAACAGACGCACCTGAGGTGTTGTAAGTATTTACAGTCTCTACGATAGCTACAGTAGCTAGCGTCGAAGGTGCTAAGTCATCCACTGTATCTTCAAGTAATTCCTTTGTTAGTCGTAACTCGCAGAGGTCTCCAGAGGCAACTGTCCAACTAACTGCGCTAGCCGCAGTTAATGCAGTACCATTTATAGTAACGATCTTAACAATCGTATTAGCACTGCCATCTGCCGTAGATAAGGTAACGTAGGTGGAATCCCCTGAGGCTAAAGTGAAATCAGGGAATACATTTGCAGCACCTACCACTATATCTAAACCATTGGTACTGATGCTCGTTAGCGTCGTAGAGGCATTATTTGCATATTTAATAGCCATGATTTAGCTCGCTGCAATGCTGATCGTCCAAGTAATTGTAAGAGTATCATTAGCTCCTTTAACAACTCCTGTGAAAACAGTACGTGCTAGCATAACGAATGGTGTAGTAGAATCGAAGATGCCCGCTTCTGTAATCGTTACATCTGCTCCAGACCCTACCCCAGCCCAAGTACCTACGAAAACGACATTAGCATCAGTTGAAGTTGTAGCAGCATTGGCAGTTACGCTCGTGGCAGTTTGCAGAGAGCTAGTCGATAATGGAGTCTCTAATGCTGTATTTCCGACAACAACTGCAGTAGTTCCTGTACCAGTCTCCATTTGCGTCATATCATCTACTGTATCACCTGCTATACGGCTCGCTATCCAACTAAAACCTGTATTTACTACTGCGTTGTTTACTTCGCGAACGACTTTACCATTCTTAGCTATGGTTACATTACCTGTTATTTTTAAGTTATCGTGTGCCATTGTTTTTTCCTATGCATTAAGCGTTGTCTTGTTAAAAGGGGTCGTATTAAATCTACTATTGGAGGCTTGGTATGTGACTACAACAGTTTCAGAGAATGCTAATCCATCTGCTTTAGTAGTACCGACCCCTAAGCCATGGGTGTCAGTTAGCGCAACATCGTCTGTTAAGTGTCTACTCCGATCAAAAGCGAATGCGAGTGACTCAGTAAACGTAATCGAATCAGTTAAGGCTTTGTTAATATCAAAGGTCAGTGACTCAGCAAAAGATACGCCGTCAGTTGCGGTTTCTTCGACTGAGTTTCTCGCTATCGACTGGCTATCAGTTAGTTGGATTTGATCACTGATGATGCGGTGGAAGGCTGTGTTTACTACAACGCTATCTGAGAGACCGAAGCTGTCACTGGCTGTAACATATTTCAGGGCTTTTTTAGAGCTAGGATCGGTAAAAATCGAAGTGGCGCGTATATTCTGTACATCAGCGCCTGCTGTTATAGAACTTCCCGAAGATGTGATTTTTAAAGCCATTAGAAATCTGCTCGGACTTTAAATTTTAATTTGTCGAAAACAGTTTGTTTTCCACCAGCATCTGAGATTTCTATCTCGGCTTCGTAAGTACCCGCCTCGACATCTAATGTCTTCGGTCCCCATGTCATGAAACATTTACCTGCCGTTCTCGGGTCTGATATCCCGCATTGTAGAGTAGCTGGAGTAGTATCTGCGCCTAAAGCACGGAAATATACATTGACTGTTGCGCCTGTTAGATCTATTGGAGCCCACGTTGTAGCGTCGTCGGGGTCTAGCGTCGCGCCAGTAGCCGCAACGTTGGAATCGCGTAAGGTGAAATTAAGTTCTGGCTTATCGTCGCCCGAAACTAGGTTGATCGTGTCGTAATAAGCCATTCTTTAACTCCAGTTAGAGGTTATTCTCAGCATCGGCTATGCGGTTATAAGCATAGCTTATTTTATTGGGGAAATCAATCATTCAGATGCCTCATCGCAGGGATCTGGCTCCAGATAGGGATAGATCTATTAACACCGTTACCACTAAAGATAGAATCTACATGCCCGGCTGTTGGACCTAATAATCGAGTTGAAGTTTTCCCATTCCATCCTTGTGCATCCATAGCTGAGAACCCTATTTCTAGAGCGCCAAAACCTCCCGATCTACGGAATATATTATAGGTGTAATCTCCCATGCCTTGTTTGGCTGTCGGATCGCGTTTACCCCAGTATTGGAGGAGTTCTCGAAGTTCTAGAGCTAAGCCTGCTAGTGGCAGCATGAAAAATGCGGCTAGAGCTATAGGCACAGACTTCGCAGGTAGGCCGTCTTGTTGTTTAACATTATTCCAGATACCTTCGAGCACCGTATGTTGGTATGCGTAGAAGAATGTTTTGAGGTGGGTTAGTAAACCAAATCTAGGATCGGACATGAACACCGGGCGCATTGCGTTATTCGGATTTACTACTGATTGATCCACAAAAATCCCAATAGCATCTTGAACTCGCTGAGCCAATAACGCCGTATTCGGATCTTGTTCTAAATCCATGCTCATATCCTCTGCACGATTCCATACCGGACGACCTAACTTATCCCATTGTTTTACTAAATCTGGGGTTAGTTTGAGCTCTTCTAAGAACTGGGTACTGTTCTCGTTCTGCTCAGTTATGCCATGTCTGATAATGAAATCCTCAGCAATAGACGCTGACATCACGCGGGACATATCAGTAAACCACTTCTGCCCGTTATATAAGAACAAATTCTTATTGGCTGTTTGTGCCCATGATGGCGCGGTATCTAACCCATATACTTCCAGCATTGCATGGTTCGCTAAGGTATCTTCTAAGAAGCCCATAGCCCGGTATCGCTGATAAGCCTCTTTGCGGTTCTTTACGGTACGTGCATACTGATGAAGAGCAGCTGATGCACCCTGAACATCTTTAGCGCGTAAGATAGGCCCTGCTAACTCAGGTATAGAGGCTACTGCGGTAAAGAGCAACACCATCCAGTTTTCCGCCGCCATAATATTATTCTGGTATTTACGCAACTGCGGATCCATATCTATACCCCGCTGTCCTAAGATTCCCTGCATCACGGTCTTAACACGGTTACGTGCTGTTGCATCAGGGATTGTGGCAATCTGATCGTTGAGTTTCTTAGCGGCATCGAAATAAGGCTCATCTCGCCCGTTGTCGACAATCTCGCCAAACAACCTACCGAACTCTGCGTGTCTGATCGACTTACGAACTGAGTTCATAAGTACAAACTCAGGGTCAGGATGTAGCCATCCGCCTTCGAGAAGATCCGCATTAGGGATCTGCATTAACTTGCCTCGTTTACGAACGGTGTTACCCGAAGGTGCATGTACTACATTTGGATCTAATGAAGTCTGATCTCGTAATATAGCATTTCGAAAATAGTCAGCATGAGTCTCATTCTCTACGAAATCATACTGCATCAAGAATTCATTAAACGCTTGTCCTTCCTGCTCTATCTTAGGGTTATTATACATTCGAGGGAAATGGTTAGTTACGCTCTCGAAGAACGGTACGGTGGACCCTAGATATTCAGTGAATTTACGATGGACTTTGCGTAGTTCGACAGTCTTAGGATGCACTTCTGCGTCGGTTAACTGCTCATTTTGAACTTCACTCAGTATCTGGTCTTTCAGCCCCGGCGGTATAGATTTGAGCACTGTCTCATACGCTCCACCCCACTGCCGATCAAGCTGAGCAACTGCGACTAACCAGGGGCGTTGAATAGCACTAGTTGTTTGTGGACGTAGCCATAGCTTATCAGCAATAGCGTCAGCTCCCCATAACCGAAGCTGTTGATCCGCCGATAACAATGGGTACAGAACTTTCCTAGAACCTGAGAGAATCGCATTGATTCGAACCCGTGCTTGGTCGCGTAATTGCGGAGTTACTGCATTCAATAACGTTTCACGTAGTCGTTCAGTAAACGAGTCCAGCTCTTCTTCTGTAGGATTCGTTGTAGATGTGTCCTCTTCAGTTATAGATACAGAGTCTCGTTCATAGGCTGAGGGCTGTTCAAAGCCATAGCCGGGCGAATAACGTTTAGAGGTAACACCCTGCATATATTCAGAGAATGTTTGGTTCTGCTCAAACCGTCTCGACTTATTCTTATGCATCCGCTCATAAGCCGCTTTTAATCCTGCTTTGATCTCAGTGAATAATTGCTTCACTTTTTTAGCTAAGGATTGCTTCGTATCTGTAGATTCTGCAAGGAGACTATGTAATCCTTGCATACTGTCAAGATTACCTGAAGCTGCCCAAGCACTCATCTGGTCAGCGAACCATTCTCGGTAAGCATAAGGCTTATCCCAAGAACCCATCTCTGTTTCATAGGCTTTATATAGAGCATCTTGTACTTCTTTCGGGGCTTTATGGAGAGCGTTACGCATAAATGCATGCCCAAACTCATGCCCTAAAGTAATCATCTGTACGGGGGCATCCCACTTGTTGTTTATATAGATAACGGCATGGTCTTTAAAATACCAAGTAGTCCCCATCTTATTTTTTTGTGCTAACCGACTAGTCATATCAGCTAGAACATCTTCATCGACCAACGGGTTACGCAGCTTCGCATTCTGTTTAAGGATGCGTCCTACCGCCTGCATCTCTTTGTATTCTGAGAGAGCTCTTAGTTGGCGCAGAAGCTCGACTTTTTTAGCTCTCGCATTAGTCCTGACTTTCTTATTTTTTGCGTTTTCACCCTGTATCTTATTAAGTTCTTTCTGAATATTAAGCCATGCCTCGCCTCTATCTGAACGAACCAACTCTAGTTGTTTGGGGTTTAATACAGTTGACAGATCGTCAGGGAGTGCCAGTTCACTCTGGTCGACTATGTCCTGTAAGCCGTCGTTGTCAATTAGCATGACGTTGAACTTCGAGTTCGTCGCTTTAAGTAGTTGTACTACCGTGGGGCCTAACAGTTTCGCTGTTTTACCTACCGCTTTAACGTGAGGACCTAACATTTTTCCGCCAGCACTCGAGAGCACCGATTGCCAAGAACTACCCTGACTTACTGTACTATTAGGATCTGCTTTGTGGCCTCGGTTCCTAAATCCTGAGAGAATAAGGTCGCGCCATTGACGTTCGAACTTATGGTCAGACTGCGACACTTCAGTATCGTTATCTACAGTATCTAATATAGACTTGTCGCCCGTGACGTAATCTTCGACTCCTTTACCGAACGCCGCGTTTTCACGTTGGACATTGAGCCAGTTGGCTAACTTAGTGGCGTGTTGGTCGAGTTTTAGAGACTCATTTTCTAGACGAGTAGCTTCTTCGTTTAAAGCGATTTGTTCCTCTGCATCTTGTAGGTTCTCATCATTCGCCTCCTCCCGGAGAGCAGTCGATTCTTTACGTAATGCCATAGTATACTTATGCACCTCAGCTATATCGTTGGATGTTTTAACTTCTAATTCTGCGCGGTAGCCTCGTTCTAGTTTATCGAGTAGATCTATTTGTTTTATGAGGTTATTACTTTCTTCTGGAGTCCTCATATGATTCGGCTTGGCTGATATCTCACCGATCTGCTCTTGAAGAGCTCGTATCTGCCGTACCTTCACATCGTTATTAGCAATGTTCAGTTCTTGCTGAGTTACCTTATCTAAGGTGAGCATCTGTGTCGCCATTGTTGCGAGATGCATATGGGTTTCTTGTAATACAGGATTCCCATCGCTTACCCGTTCATTTTTACCTGTTTCGGGATGGAATACGTACTGCGGCGCGAATGACTGTGCCGCATCTAACATATCATTGATATGTTTCTTCAACGCGTAAGACGGATGAGATTCATCAGGTAATTTCTGACGACCTACAACTGCGCGTGACGATATGACTACATCTTCGTCTGCTGTGCCGTACTGGGATTCAGCTTTTTGGTCAACCTCTCCGGGTCTATGAGGCCCTAAGTCTGCTAGTCGCTTCGCTGCTTCGCGCGTATACTCCGCACGGGTTACAAGATCCTGCCCATAACCTAAGTTATCCCAGCTACTCAAAGCCGCATCTTTGCGGGCTTGGTCTGTAGTATTTAAATCAACCTGTTCGGTTATTTCAGGATCAGTGTTTACGTCTTGAACTTCTGACAACTTCTCAAGCTGCTCCTCCAAGAACATCATTGTTATCTTATCGTCAGGATCGAGTGATTGGCCTTCTTCTATATCCCGATACATTTTAAAGTACAGCTTCTCCCGCTCAGCTGTATATCGCTGACTCAACTCTATAGCTGCATCACCACGCTCATCTTTGTTAACCTCTTTATCTCTGAGTTTAGCGTGTAGCGCTGTCTCTGTTTCGTTCCTGAGTTCACTAGCTTGGAGATAAACGGTCTTCTTGAAAAAAGCCTCACGCGCAGACGCTACCGTTGTTGATCGACGTTTTGACTCTGTTGATACTCCGGTCTCCTCATTTACATGGCTGACCATCGAATCGACAGTTCGATCCCCTGCTTTAGTCTTATAATTCCATATCCGACGATTATCCCAATTACTAAGATCTCGCCCTAGTAGATCTTCGTGTTCAATGCCTTTATCGCCATACTTTTCTGGATTGCGACGAATTATTATTTCTAAAGATCGGATCAACGCTTCATATACATCAGCGGCTGACGGTTGGAGAATGGGCATTTTCTGCCCCCGCTCTTGCGCTAACTTGAGCATCCCTAATCTAACTAACTCGATAGTGTCGTAGTTCTTGCCGTCTACAGTGACTATCTCAGCATCGCGGTCCTCTAAGCTATTCGCTTTTTTGTTGCCGCTGACTTGAGCTTTACGTAATAATGCTACTTCGCCAAACCGAACACCTTGGAAATTATTAGAATCCGTAGGGTACACAGAGAGGTAATGACTCTTCGGTATCGGATCGCCTTTGTAATCTTTTTCATCAGAGTATTCAGCGACTTCGATCCCTATAGTATGGTCAGGAAATTCTGCCTGTAGAGCCATCAGTTTCCGCTCTAGAGATTCAGACGGTTGTCCGATTTTCTCTCCTTTACTATGAGCTGCATAGGGCTTGCCTCTATCTTCATGGATCTCGTTCTGCCCTATGATGAGTACTTCGGGAATACTCATCTCAAAACCACCACTCTCGAACACGTCAAATGCTCGCCACGTAGTACCCATTACTTTAGAAGTAGAATTGTTTAAGGCTTTATTAACCGCAACTGCGATTAAATCTCCTGCGATAGCATCGAATTTATCTTTGAGGGCTATATTATTTCCCTCCTCATCGAAACCAAAAGAAGGCATGTCCTCTGCCTTACTTTGTTTTTTCACGAAGGCTTCTTTCTCTTCCTTCGTTTTCAGAGAACTGTATTCAACAGCAGCTTCGCGTAATTTTTGTACTTTCGAGTACGCCTCAGTAGCCTTAGCTGACATTTCATCTAATGCAGCTTTGCGCCCCTCGGGAGTTGATGCTTTACCTAAAGCCTCAGCACCTTTCTCAAGAGAATCTTTTAGCGCGTCATTAAATTCATTAAACGATTTAGGACTATCTGAATAGGCTTCTTTTACTTTGTCGACAAAGCTCTTAATCGTGTCGCCGTAAGCTGTGTGATCTGTGTTCGCATCATCCCTATGGGTGTTAAGCTGTTCGGTAAAGTTACCTATCTCGTTTGATGCATCTACAACTTTTTGATGAGATTCACCTATTTTCTTAGCTGCCCAGTCAACACCTTGTCCTACTTTATGAGCACCGTATTGCGTAGCGGCAACGGGCGCAGATCCACCAAACGCCATGCCACCGCCAGCAGCGAAACCTTTGGAGAAGTCTTCTATAAGGCGTTGCCCGTTCTCGGGTGAGAATATGTCGTATTCGGGTTTATTAGCTTTAATCGCTAAGAAACTAATTATAGATTGGATGTCTTCAGTGAATCCTTCTACCCCTGCAGTTATACCTACGCCTTTCGCCACCGTAGCGATAGTTTCCATGACGGTTTTAGGGTTCTTGCGCGCAACTTTAAAAACTTGTTTTAGTGCAGCTGCGACACCAACTACATCTACGGCAGCACCGGGGACTCCTGCAAGTAATGCCGCCGCCCCTGCTTTGTCAGGAGCAACGCCTTCTCTGATCTGATCTTTATAATACTCACCGACCATTAACGGATAGCTAGCTGTAGCCGCACCTACTAACGCTCCTTTCTTCTTCGCTTCGATTCGTAGTCCTCTAGCGAGCGCTTTCTTTGCTCCCGAACTTAACTTATCTACTAATTTCTTAGGATCTGTTTTGGGGTCAAAATTCTTAGCTGCTTGTTTTCGTGCAGCTTTTGCGTTGATGCCTAGACCCGTTTTAGATGGGTGGACATCCCAATCGAATATCCTCCGTATTTCATCGTGATATTTCTTAGGTACTTTATCTATTACTTTACTAACGGTTTTATAGGACGCTTCTAGATACTTAGGTCCTCTAAGCGTAGCACCTATAATACCTCCTGCGACCATAGGAACCATTTGAGCGAAATTCTCAGTTATCGCTTCAAGTATGTATGTGCCCGCCTTTGCAGGATCCCAGTCAACATCATATATAGATTCAATTTCAGCCGGATAATAACTAGCTTTATCTGCGTATTCTTCGCTGGTCTCCCGCCCAAAATCTGCTGCGGATTCAAATCCTGTAACCTCTGCAGCAGCTTCAATAGCTGAGCCTACATTAGAAACCGCGTTGTTAACCCCTCTGAGTATACCTCTCTGTGCGGCAGACTGATGCTGAAGATTCCCTTGACGTATTCGATTGTTATGCTGCTCGTCCCTTATCGCTTTATCGTAGCGTAGGATATCCTCATCATTTAAAGCGTCTATGTCGAACTTCGGCGTATCTGCTGCGGTCTTTGCTACTGCTTGAGCATCTTTTTTTTCCTGTTCAGATACAGGAATATTCGATGCTTGTATCTTCGCCGATAAAGCTAAAATCTCGTCGTCAGATAGCGCATTTATGTCGAATCTGCTCATTGATTTAAGACTCCACGCTTCTTCCTTATGTTTTCAGCCGCTTTGGCTATCGCTTGCTTTTGTTCCGGCGTGTAGTTGCTGATATTAGCGTTAGTGCTTTCATCTACAGGGGGCTCTGCTTTGCCACCAAGTAGTTTTTGTAGCCATGGCTGAAATGCTTTGGGGAACTCAGATAAGCGTACAGGATCTCCATATTCGAGTGTTTTGTTCGCTCCAGTTTTACTAGGTTTTAGTATCCGAACGTATTCCACGCCATCTTCGATAGTTAATCGCATAGACTCAGCGAGAGCCGATTCGTCGGGCTCTTCTAGCCTACCGTCCCACCATTCTTTATCCCACAATTCCCACCAGCTCGTCTTAAATTTGTCAGTACCTCGTACATGCTGCATGAAGCCTTTTATCTGTTGCTGTTGAATAGCCGGGTAATGTAGATCGAACATTTGTTGTTGTTGATCTGTCGCGTTAGGGTTATTGGCTACATTAAATAACTGGTTTGCTAATATATTAGCCTGCGTAAATAAATATTGACCTTTAAGCCTCCCATCCTCCGCTTTGGTGATTACTTTCTCCATCTGCGCAATCATCCTATCAGTCGGAGCAGTGCCTTTGCCTGTAACACCTTTCAGTGCGGCTGTTATAGTTTTTTTGTCCGTTGCGTACTCATTGCGTTTATTCGCTGCATTTTCTTGCATCAAGGCTTTCTTATAGGCATAACTAGCCTCAGCAAACTTCTCACGAGGCTTCCTAAAACTAGCATCGTCGAATTCTTTGGATGTTATATTATCTGTATTCATCTCAGTTGCCCTAGATGCGGTGAGCCTAGGGTCTGGGGCATATAGGTTAAGTTCGCCGCCTATGTTGCGGACTTGTTTTGCATGTAGATTAGCTATGTATGGCGAAGTGTTACCGTAGAGACGTTGTTGACGCTGTATCTCTTCATTCACATCCTCAGCCGGAATCAACTCCATTGCGTCGTTCGGATCAGACGATGCGTTTCGAGTCCACGGGACGATCTCTTCCATCGACTCAGGGAGCAAGGAGGCGAGTCCTCCCATGACATCCTCTGTCATCGTATTGGCTCGTTTACGTAAGTTAACCTGATATGCGCCACTAGGGTATTGAGCTGCTAATTCATCGGCATTGCCGAACCCTGAAAAATCGGTGATGAGCTTCACGCCTGCTATAGGATTAGCGGCGAATTCTGACATATCACGGTTTGGGTTACTGCTTAGTTTTTTAAATACTCCGGGATGGTTTTGCATAAACCCATTTATTAATTTACCGTAACCTGAGGTTGGATCGGCCATGATTTGTTTCTGTGTCGTGCCATAATCCCACTGCTGTTCTTTTGGAATACCTTTGTTATGATCTTCCTGCGCCAACATAGTTAATTCATGCAGTCCTTTGGTTATCCCACCCAACTTAGCTTTGGTTAGAGCTCGTTGTTTTGCAGCAGCCTCTGTAGCTGACTTATCGGCCTCTATAGCATAGTACAATCCTTTCTGCCTAGAGGCATCATTACCTGCTGCACGTATCCCGTCAAATATACCCATTTTTATACCTTTTTATGAAAGAAGAAACCGAGCCCCTAGCCCTACTAATTGTGCTGCGTTATTCCAACCCGATGATTTAGATTGAGCAGCGGCCTGTGCTTGCTGCATGCTTTGAGCGTCAAGTAGACTCTGACCTGTGGCTTCATTACCTCGGCTCAAACCTAATAACCCACGACCTAAACCGACTTTTTGTTTGAGTATCTCTTGGTTACGATCTTTTAAACTCTGTGCCGTAGTATTGTAGTTATGTGCTTGCCCTACAGCTGCCCCTAGTGCATTACTACTATTCATCGCTTGTTGTTGCGAGGCTGATAGATTCACGCCATAACGCCCTCGGTTACGCGCGTTTGCGGCAGCAACTTGGTTAATATCATTGAGCGTATTGCTGTTGGAGTTATCAAGGGCGCTGGTATCTGCCATCTTGTTATCCATTGCCGTAACCATAGGAGCCATGTCCTGTGATATACGATCCCATTCACCTCTATACATTGCTGCACTCATAATTTTCTCCACCAATCGGATACATCATTTCCCCACCGCCCTAGCCGAGAGGTGTATCCCGGGACATCGCTTTGTTGTCCTGTGAAGAAAGCTCCTTGCTGTCGTCGTTTAGCAGCTTCTCTCTGGATCCAATCTCTTTCATTAAGTCTTTCCCATCCCCCGTATGCGGTTCCTAATCCTGTTAGCATAGAATCCTGCACCGATGCATTTGTACGATTAGCAAGATTCGCTTTTTCTATAAGCATCTGGTTATTCGCTAAAGCTGACTGTGAAAAAGCCTTCTGAGAATCCGTTAAAATACCCAGCGATAAATTAGCGGCATCAGATATTCCACCCAGTTGTTTCTGGTCTGCGCCTAACCGAGCATTCGTAGTTACATTCGATAAAGCCGCGCCTTGGTTATTAGGTCTAAAGCCTCGCCCTGCTGCTAAATTCAAAGCATTGGGGTCATTCATAGATTGAAAATAATCAGATCGTGCGCGTTGCTCCATCTGAGCCCGATCATCGCGTTGTAGCGACTGGACATACTCCGCTTCTGCTGGACGGAACGACGTGTCATATAAACCCCGTTGTTGTCCTGCTATGTTATTTAGGGTGGCGGCGCGTCCTCCTGTATCTCCCACGGTTTCATTACCAAACCAAGACATTATATACCTCCATACTTAACTTTACGGACAGTGCGAACCCTGCCATTCTGTGCTGTGTCTTTAGCTGCTTGGATTTCTTGGCTATACATTTGTGCGTATACCGACCCCATATTAGGATCGCTCCAAGTCTTCCCTACCATAAGTAGTAACTTTGCTAATGTCCCTGAAACAAGAGCGTTGTAACTATCATTGAACATCTGCGAATCCATACGATTAGCCACAATAGTCGGGTATACCGCTACCCGTATGCTCATAGCCTTAGCTGTAGTAGCTATAGGTATCGGCGCTATCGTAACCGTATCAGGAGCTAGCTGAGTAAAGTACTTAGGAGCCCCACTTTTCGTACGCCATTCGGGTTCGAGCTGTTGAAGTTGCGATTCAGTCTTAGGAGTCAGTGTATTCGTTAGATGTAGAATCGAAAGTACCTCAGCGACTGCTGTCTTACTCGGTACTTCTAACTCATAAGTAGCGGTATCCTTACTGACCGCTGCAGGATCTAAATCAACTCGCCATGATTTTGATGCTTTGAAAAACTCCATCGCCACTTCTTGGATGCGACTCTCTATAAAGAAGTCGGGGCAGTCTGGTATCTCCCCCTGTATCCTAGGAGTTAATGTACTGTATGCTGTATCTGCCACGTATTATCTCCTATGCCGCTGCTACTGCAGCGCTTCCTTTGAGCCCTAAGGCTTGAGCGAATGTACCGTAGGCTGCCATGGCTCGCTGACCATTGCCTGCGAAATCTGCGTCTTTACTAAAAGCACGATAAAGTACGTAGTCCACTAGGACATTCGCGTATATATCATCTAAGGCTATGGTATTACTTATACCCACCATATCTGTAGGTGTAACTGCGTAAACAAGTTCTACAGAAGCATCCGTTGTTGCTTTGGGGTATACATGAAATTCTTTAGGGTTTCTCGGATCAAACATAAAATATTTGATCGTCGCACTCGCTGGTGCATTACGCCAGTTAGGTAACTGCGCGTCTAAGTGTTCTCGAGCAATCTGTTTTACCACTTGCCCAGTCGTGTTGCTCAGAATATCAATAAACAAAATACCACCCGCAGGTAGTGTTTGTTTGATGCTTGCGACTAGAGACTCAGGACCACTAGAGGTGTTAGCATCTGGTTTTAATAGGACGATTTCACGTTGCCCGTCATTCAGCCACCCAAGTAACTCAGTTATAGGCCACCGAGTTTCGGCAGCATCTTGGAGTATAGTCTGCGCTTTATTGAGCAGAGTGCTACTTTTAATCGTACCCATCTATCTTCCTTATAAAAAGTGCCCCTCCCGGAGAAGGGGCGGGTTTTCTACAAGCAGTCTCCCCACCAAGAGACTGCTAAGATAGAACAGTTTTACGAGCCTGCTACTTCAGTTAAATCCACAGTCATCAAACCGTGATCTAAGAGTAGATCAGCTGGTGTCCCGTTGCTAGCGGTAGGGCCTTGTTTGAAGACTGATTTCTTCATACCAAAGATCTTCGATACCGAAATACCAGATTGGTTTTGGTAATCGTAGTTATCTTCAACCCAGTTAGGAGCACCGATGTCAGCGAATGCCATAGCTTGAGCACCACAGAACAGAGCCCGTGCTTGCTTAGTCGGATTAGTATCGCCTGACGCTACTATAGAAGTGTGGTAAGTATGACGGAACTCGTGGATCATAACGCCATCAACTAAGTAACTCGCAGAACCTGCGAATAATGGGTTAGAACCCCCACGTACGCCAGCATTACGAACGTTAGCTAAGAAGTCAGCATCTAACTTCAATTTCTTCATCACTTGTGGTGTTACAAACATGTGATATAGTTCGTTACCTTGCTCACCTTTCACACCGCGAATAGCTAAGTCTCTAGCTTTTGCACGAAGCTCTACAATCATCGCATATGAAGCAAAGCCATCGCCCGCAACATCTAGAGTATGAGAGTTTGAAGTAGTGAAAGTAGAATCTGCTAAGCCAGTAGAGTCACCTGTCCAAGCAAAAGCTCTGGTTGGAGCCGTAACATCGGCTGCGAAATCTAGATCCGACAGACCGTTAGCAGCTCGTGCTGTACCATCGTTTTTCTTGGTATAAAGCACACCGGACATGGTTAAGAAAGCTAATTGATCCATACGATCTGCTAGCCAATAAGCTAATACATCGCGTGAATTTTCACGGAAATTGATGATTGATTTCTGATCAGCCATACGACCTGCGATGCGGTTCGCGTTACGAAGTTGGTCGATCTGAATGACCATCTCGTAGCTTTTCATCGCTTCTTCATTACCTTCCAACTGGCTATCACCTGCGATACCATCTGTATCCAGTTCTGCCAATAGTGAGATAACAGCGCGAGTGCCTTTCTCACTCTTAGTAAGATACGGTACTTTCTGGATCATGGAATTAATTCCAGAGCCTGTGAAAGCATCCATAAATGAATTTTCTTTAGTTTGTCGCCATAAGTCACGACCCCATGTGGTTTTCTGCTCGTCGGTTAGGTTCCCAAAATTGGTTGAACCGGCCGAGACTAAATCAGGATATGCCATTGTGTAATTCTCCAAAATAAAAACGTAAGTTAAGGTTCGGTTTCGAGCCGATGTTCGTTAACCCTGTTTTTATCGAGGCTGATCCTCGCCACCTTTTACGCTGGTGTAAGCTAAGTCATTACGTTGACGTGCAATGAGCCCGCTCAGTTATCGTACTGAGAAACGGAGTGCAGGGGTTCAGGGGAAGGACCATCCCCCCTGCGGGGTGAACTTTGACATTCAGGTGAATATTACCACTGCTTATATAATGAAGTCAAGTAGTTACAAGATATCTCCACGTAATCGCTGTAATGTGGCGGCAGGTAATGCGTCGAACTCCTCTTGCGATAGTGTGTTTACATCCAGCACACTCTCCCCCCGAGAGACCCCACTATCTCCACCTAACGCCGGGGGCTGTCTATTAGCCGCCGCTAACTTCTCCTGAATATTCGCATTGCTAACAGCGGGAGTAGCCTGCTTTGGAGCGAACAGCTCAGGATACTGAGCTTTAGTAATGCTATATGCCTCAACTAACGCCGACGACGGATCGTCCCCCGCCGCCATGAACTTATCCCGTAGCCCTAAGGTGTAGTCTGTAACTGTTTTGTTATAGTTCTCATGCTCTGGGTTATACAACGGGTTCTCAGTAGTAATCTGAGCAACAGTCTGGTTAAATCGTACATTAGCCTCAGCCTGTGTAGTCGAAGTCGATGCTAACTGTTCGGCGGTAAACCGGTGTTGCTCCGCTTCTGCGGCCCTCATCTCTTGACGTAATGACAGGGCTTTATCCTCTTCTCCCGCCCACATAGCTTGTAGGTATTCCTTCTCCTTACCGTCAAAGTCATATTCAGGAGCTTTAACCTCTTCCTGCTTAGTCCGCTGTTGCATGCGTTGAAGTGTCTCTTCCAACTGTTTACGACGAGCAATCTCTGCATCAAGGCGTTGCTTAGGAATCTGAATATCATCCGGCTTTTCCTCCTTTACAGGTTCGGGTTCGGGCTCTGCTTCGGCTACGACTTCAGGTTCTGGCTCGGGGGTAGGTTCTTCTGCTACCTCAGCTACGGTATCACCGCGATCTTCTACGGCTTCTTCTTCTACTACTACGTCTTCTCCGGGTTGTGCCATGGTCTTTCCTCTGGTGGTTAGTGGGTCTTCGTATTATGAGATGCTGCTGATATCTTAGCGATCTCTAATTTAGTCATGAGCTCTTCACGTTTTGACGTAAGCTCTGCTTGTAGTTTCTGAACATTGAACTGATCATCAATAATAATATCCTGCGTCTTAGCTTGGCTTAACTGGGCTTCTGCCTGTTTCTGCATAATGTCAGCTTCCAGATTACCTACCGTAGCTTGGAGCTGTTTGATCTCTAGCTGCTGTACCATCTGCTGCATTTGCATCTCTTCTTCAGTCGGCTCACCTTGCCCCATCATCTCACGGACTCGTTTAGCCAGCTCATCTTTCTGAGCTAAGTGGCTATACTCAATAATAGCGTCATCAGGTACCTGAACGCCTGCAGTCCGTAGACTAATAGCCTCAGCAAACTGAGAGTCATTATAAGTATCTCTGGACGGCGCTGAAGTAATAGCTACGTCATACTCGCCCACTGTGATGTTATTGACCACCTCCCCTGTCGCTGTCTCCTCGTTAATAGTCATCGGGGTTCTCGGCTGATCGGGGTTCTGAAAATCAGTCAATTGGATTACCCGTTGCTCTTTATAAAATGCCTGTAATAGATCTAGGATTTTAAGGGCTAGGATATGGCGTGTACGTGCCAGATTATCTAGCGGTACTTGAATCTGTACCTGCCCGCGAGCTTGCTTGGCTTGTATTGCTACGCCAGAGACCTCAGCAGAGTCGAACCCCATCAGAGAGTCAGATACGCCTGATATCTCTTTGATGTTATTCGCTGCTTTCTGAGCAATACGATCTAACCCCGTAGGGATCTGATTCGGCTGGATCTTAACTGGCGGTGTGGAGCCACGATTATACGTTATAATCAAACCGGTCTCAGCACCCCGTTCTTCAAGTTCTTCTTCGGTCATGTTTGACAGTGACCCGCCCTCAACTACCCAGCCACTATTCGCCGTGGTATTTACAATATGAAGCTCTTGTGAACTGATCTTATTGAGTTGTTCCTGTGGACTGATCAAGTTGCGGACGATACCAAAAGGTCGCCCGCGTCGGAAGTATGGGAAGAATGGCACAATAGTAAAATCGTTATACAAACTCCAGTCATCGCGAAGTACCACCTTGTCAGCCGTTACCGTCCAACGAACTCGGGGTATTACTTTCTTACGTACTAGCATTCCTGCTTTCTCGGCATAATCCTCCATACGCTGATCAGACCAGTTATGAGGTACCGGTTTTACATCCCCTCCCTTTTCGTCTACGAACTCTCTGTACAAAACATTCTTTCTGTACTGACGCTCGATCACGCGTATCGACTTAACCGATGCCTGATCGTCAAGACTGTTCAACTGGTCATACCCCACTCCTTCTAGGGTCTTACCAAAACGATTGTCGATTACCTCAATACTGTCCTTACTGTACCGCTGTCCGTTCATGCCTATAGATTTGAGCCGATCCGCTTTATCCTGCCCGTAATTCATCGCTATCTCATCTATCGACAACCACCGAGTCTCGAAAAACTCATTCCAGGTTTTAGGGTCATAGTTCTTAGCATCAGGATCTATGAGTATGTCTAGAGGATCTTTACTCTCAATCCTAACCTCACCCTCAACGTGGTCGTCGAAATCTATACGAACATCGAAGTAGCCACGTTCTTGGATGATACCGTCAGCAAAGACCTGTGACTCCAACCAATCCAACTGATTGTTGTCGCCAATCTGAATGAATAGTTTATTCAGAATCTCTGCGACATCCTGTGTAGCATCACGTTTTGGTAGGAATCGTACGTCCCCGCGTTTATTCGCCTGCTCACCCAGCACGGTATTAACCGTAGATAACACGGTGTTAATCGTAAGCGTAGGTCTGCCCTCAGCGTTGAGCTTAGCGACATCTCTATCGTCCCATTGCTCACCGCGATAGAAGGCATCGCACTTCTTAGCGATATCGACATACTCAAGATGACCCGCATCGCGGGCGCGCACATAACGCCGCCACTGCTCATCAGCAACTAACCGTTCTTTCTCGCTCTCAGCGACCCGCTTAGTCTTAGCCATTTCAGAATCCTTTAGGCGCGCCTAGTCCTAAACTAGGAGGTTGTGAACCAAACTGTTGCTCAATAGATTCATAGGTTTTACATTCACACGTCTCCCCGTTCTCGCTAAAACTCAGCTCAATCGCTGGAGATGTGCACATCTGTTCTCGGTTGTGTTTGCAATCCGCGCAAGCACAGTTATTTTCTGTAGCCATTATCGTTGTCCTTTATTTAATATTAGCGTTGCTTATATCCATAACCTAACCCTTCTCGTACGAGCTCATCCGGTGTTCTTACATGAGGATCTTTACCTTGTAACCCACCTCGTATCCCATCCACATTCCCACCAATATCGAAGAGGTAGTCATCAAATGCAGCACCTAACCCCATGGGGGCTATATCCTTTCCGAAGTCGTATAGCTGATACACATGGGCCATAGCGTTACTTATACCTGAGGCTAACCCAGTCCGAGTACCTCGAGGTAGCCATTCAGGCATGCTGTTACGCACACGACTCGACCAGTCTGCAGCACCTGCGTAATTCTTTGCGGCATCGGCTGGGGTCATATTCTGTATGGGTTCTCCAGTAGCATCTCCGATCCCTCGTTTTATAGCGGCGTTCGCTAGCTTATGGTTTTCGTTCTCATTAAACCCGTAAGCCTGCATATCAGGCTCGATCCATTCAGAATGGATACGTTGTGCTTGCTCATTGGCGAGCTGCCCCTCATTTGGTGCGAAGGAGCTGAAATCTTTTATCCGGCCCTTCTTATCCCAATAGTCGTATAAGTTCGCTTCTTCTATAAATTCCCCAGTCTCGTAGTCGTATCCGGGCACATTGTATATACGTCCATCAGGACCCGAAACCCCGTTTATGTATACTGTTGAAATGGAGCCGTCCCCGTTCATACGAGGATTGTTTTGGATGGCATTACGGTGCTGCTCGATTAGCGACCTATCCTCGGGTCGTGCTTCAGCTGAATCCCGCCACGAAGGTGCTAGCGCCTCATCTATATTCCGCAGACTACTGTTATACCAACCATTCTTGATATACCTGTCATGGATCGTCTCTGCCATCCTATTCTCCACCATATCCGAGCATACGCCGCTCTCCCGGAGTCAACGACTGCAGCTCCGCTGCTCTGTTGACCCACTCAGGATTTCTCGCGGGGTCCATAAACTGCTGTGCTCTACCCAGTCCTTTACGGTACAACGAGAGCTCATCGGTATTAGGGTCAGGAGAGTGGATGCCCATCATTAGCATGTCATCCGCCATACCGCGCAGCACCCCTACATCTCTAGGCACATCAGGGGCTAACTGGGTATTACCCTGATAGAGCCTACCGTCATCGCCCATGATCCAGTCGTTCTCTTGTTGGCGTTGCTTACGGCGACGGTACTGTGCGCGCATCTCGCTCGGGGACATAGCATTTGGATTTATAGGCTCGTCCATGCTTGGCGGTGTCCAGCCCTGCATCTTTGCTCCGAGCCCCGCTCGCAATCCACGCTCACCTATTTCTTTAGCTGCATGCTCGCCCGTCGAACCGCCTAACTTCCCTACGCCGCCCGAACGAAATGCCAACCCTAAAATGTCACGCATCGTCACGTCTTGAGGATCTTTACCTAACACGGGTAACGCATCCTGTAGCCGCATACCTAACACGCCCATAGGGTCGTCGACTAATTCACCGAAGTCCACTGGGTCAAACTTTGTTTCTGCCATCTCTACTCCTACGCTGTCATCGCGTTCTTCTTACCTTTTCCGAACGCTGCTAATTTGTCACGCCAGCTTGGTGGTGGTTTTTCCACTGGAGCTCTGTAAATACTAAACTCTGCCATCATCAGACCGATCCATGCCATGGCATCAACCTGATCGTCGTGCACCCCGTTAGGAAAACGGAGCATCTCGTTAATTAGTGGTACCGTAAACTCAGCGTTCTTAGGAAATAGCACCATACCCTGCTGCATCCGACCCTGAATCGCACGGGCACGTACCATCTTGTCGCGCTTACCCGGGCGTAGGTCTTTGAAGTACGCCGAAAATAAGTTACGTTCGCGCATACGCTTCTCGAGGAACGGCCCTATCGCCATCTCAATGTGTCCTTTCTCCACCCCGATGATGTCGGGCTGCCAGGCTTCGTACATATCGAGCATCTTCTCAACGATGTCGTGCCCGTTCCACCGCCCTCGCTCAACATGCAATAAGTACAGCTTGTCCTCAGGGCTCACCCCCATCACGACACCTACCGAGTAATCGTTCGCCTCACGCTGACCAATCGCCAAGTCCCACGCCGCGTAAATTTTCATCTCTTCGCGCGGAGGCTCTTCGTCGTAGTACCGTATCATCGAACGTGTGAAGTACTCGCCCTCGTCTGCGACGGGATTCTGCTGGTACAACGCCGACCAATCGCGCGGGCCTACCGCTGCGCGGATGCGCCTGAGGGACTCCAGGTCATACCGAGCCTCATGCAGCGGTGTGCCTTTCTTACGATGCGGCTCATCTATCTCCGCTATCGCCGGATATTTGATCACCTCCCACTGGTCGCCAGATTTCTGCTGCTCGAGCAGCCATCCGGCTAAATCGTCATCGTGCCACCGCGTTAGTATCACCAGCACCCCTCCGCCGGGGGCTAACCGTGTGTACGCCGTGGATGTGTACCAGTCCTTAACCGACTGCCGACCCGTCTCCGACTCAGCATCCTCTCTGTTCTTAACCGGATCGTCGATCACCAATACGTGGGCACCCTTACCCGTGATCGCACCGCCGACACCCGCCGCGACGTACCCGCCGCCCTTATCAGTGAGCCATGCCTCAGCTGACTGACTGTCCTTATCTAACCGCGTCTCTTTGAAAACCGTTTGGTACGGCTTTTCCCGCAGCACCTGCCTGACTTTCCTACTGAAGCTCATCGCTAGCGACCCTGAGTACGAGCATGCGATGAACTCGTGCGTTGGGTTACGCCCGATGTGCCACGCTGGAAAATATGTCGATGCCAGTAGGCTCTTACCATGGCGTGGCGGCATGAACAGCATCAAGCGTGGGGATTCTTTGTTCGCCACCGCATCTGAGAACTTTTCAAGCCGCTCGCATATATCCTTATGCACCCAGCCCGCCTGATATTCTGGGAAAAATCGTGTGACGAAAGGTAGCAATCGTCGTTTGCTCAGCTCGCGCCGTGCTAGCTCCTGTTTCGCCAATTCCTTAGCATCAGGACGTTTTTCTTCTAATCTTTTAACTTCTTTTTTTACCGCCGCAGTTTTCGCTTTGCCACGCAGGGCATCGCGCGCTTGCTGATGCTGCTGACGACGCTCTTTCTGGACTGCTGCGACTGCTTTAGGATTCTTAGCCCGGCTTACGCGATGCGTCTCTTTAATGTCAGCATTCTGGACGCAATTCATGCATAAGTCGCCTTTGAACAGCGTCTCTTTATGCTCTTCTTTGCACTTTTTACATTTTTTAAGAGGAATCATGGCTCTGTTGGAGGTGGCAACACAAAGTCATCGGCCCCTGCTAGCTTAACTAGCTCGGCATCATCCAAACGCTCCAATTGCTCCACTTTATGCAAGTGTAAACTCTGTGTTTGCACCTTCTCTGGCTCGTACAAACCGTGCATCTTACCCAATTCCCGTACCGCTGCGATTTCCTCAGTACTGGTCGCTGATTTTCTATGGGCTTCAAACAACATTATGGTCAGCTTATCCCTTGTCACCTTTATATTATCTAACTCTTCGCTTCGTAGATGACCTAATAATGCTTGAATCTTCTCCTGCGCCATTAATGAGCGCCCGGAATGGGCATGGCTTTTATACCCCGCAGCTTTTGCAGCTTGGGATGGGGTTAACCCTCTCAATGCGTACAGCACAAACTGCTCTTGCTGTGCAGTTAGTGGTGTTATGTCTGCGTGGGGGTAGCACGACTGTAAGTACGCTATATCACCCGCTGTTATAGACATATTTCTCCTATGATTTGGGCATAAGCATAGCTTATATTGAAAAATTTAGCAAAAAAATTCAGTAATAACCGTGTGTCTTCATATATATGGATGTTCAGTATTTCCGTACCGCCGTCCCCGATTTGCTTTTTGGCATCCCCGATTCCAAAACTCGTACCTCGTTTTGGGCGAAGTGAGAACGAGGGTCAATTAAGGCATAAAGGAGATACAGATATGAACAAAGTAAGATTAGCATTCCATCTATTACTAAGTCGTGAAGGGTCTACAGTAGTTGGGCTCTCCATCCTAGTGGCTATGATCGTATGGCAAATCATATTCTTCCTAGTAACTAAGAGCGTCTGGCTCTTACTCATCCCGATAGTGACCATCGGTTGCTATGTATTCCAAGATGATATCAAGAACGCTTGGTATCGCGGTCGTCAGCACGTTGCTGGCGTTAAACGTATTTAAATAAGGAGAAACGTATCCGACACACTACAGCTTATAACTACTTCAAGGCAACTGTCCGAGTCTACAACGACGACAGTTATCTCTCTCAACGCGTACAACGTCAACGTACTACATACGTTGCTGACCTATTCGAACTCTTCGATATCCCTATCGCAGAGGGATCAGTACTCTTCTATGAGTTCTGGGATAAAGACGAGATTGCCGGTTAACCACCAAGTAACTCCCAGTCCACTACGTGGGCTGGGTTGAACTTTGAATCAATGATAACTAAGGAGATATACCATGTACATAGACTTACCAGACGAAGATCTCGCGGAGATCGAAGCAACTAACCTCATGATCATCGAATGCTTCGCAGAAGCTGAGCTTGACGCAGCTATCGAAGCTGCAAAGGAACGCTTAGTGCAAGACACCGCGCTAGAACTTAGCGTATTTTAGCAACTCTGGTCTTAAGAACAGGGTTGAAGGACAACATGTGGACTACATGTTGAAATTCAACCTGTTACGCTCCTAAGCCCATGATTCATAAGGCAAAAAAACCCAAAAAAGGCCATATTATGGCAAAAGACAACATGTGGGGTTCGCCTTAGTAGCATATACGTATATTAGTGTGTTTTTTCTTAGTATTTCTTTGTTTTTTTATTAGTTTTAATAGGTACTAGTCTTTAATAATATGTAGTCCTATAAAAAACAAGGAAATTCATTAGTAATATCAATAACTTAGAGCGTAACAGGTTGTCCAAAAACCTGTAGTCCACATGTTACCACATGTTACGCTCTGTAACTCGTTGATTCTTAACGAGTTTTTCACCTACTGATGACCCCTAAAAACACCTGTTTTGGTACATCTGTAGTCCTTGTACATTTTTTGTACAATACTTAAAGTATTACATTAACTTCGTGGAACATAAATTGTTTCACAACCTGTAGTCCTTTTTGTTCAACCTGTAGTCCTTTTTTAAATCCATTTAACTAGGAGAAATACCATGCAAACACCCATATGGGACGACGGATCCCCGGTAGAAGAAGAGCACCTCGAAGAGTACTTCACCCAACGCTACGCAGAGTTAGAGCATGAAATGCTCGACTTTGAGTGGGAGGAGTTCATCCAATCAAAGGTTGATGCTCAGCTCGCTACGCGAGACTGAGTTGAACCCATAAAAGGAGTATGTCATGTTCACCATCAAATCAATACAGCTAGGTTATATATTTGCCTACAGAATCTGGGATGTAAAGGCTAACCGCCCTGTATCCCCATTGTTCGCTGAGCTTGCACAAGCTGAGCGTGAATTGGCTATCTTAGAATTATAAGCATAGCTAATAACCATGCCTGCACACTCCGGTGTGTGGGCTTTTTTGTATCAACAAAAGGAGTACTAACCATGTCAAATACTAAGCGTTTCTTAGAACACATCGAAGACCAAGCCCGCCACATGAGCAAAGCAGAGCTCATGGCAGAGTATCCATACACGGGCGTAGCCCAGTTATGGGACGAGGTCAATGGACCTCAGCAAGCTGAGTTACCGAACAGCTACGCACCATTCGACGATGCAAACCACCCCGAATCGTAATAATGGACTACGCCATAACTTTGTTCCTAGGGCTCACAGCTCTGGGGACAGGCTTCGCCGGGTACGCAGTCTTATCAACCACAAAACTTACCTTGGCTACTGGCTCTGTTGCAGCCCTTAGCCTCTTATCCAGCGTCCTGAGTTGGACGTTGTTCTTTATATCGTACGTGACACTTTAAACCCATTTAGGGGAGGGGACTTTTTTGGGTTATTTAGCCTATTTTCTCCCCCTCTCAAACCTACACAGGAGTATAGAACATGCAAATAATCAACTTATTGATAACTATCTGGAAATCGCTTCCATGGTATACCAAAGCCCTAACTATGTTCTTCTGGGCAACCCTCATCATAGCCATCTATACAGGGCATATCACCCTCTGGCTAACCTACTATTTCTACTACCTAATCATCACATTCTGCATTGGTCTGTATATAGGCTATAAGGAGGCACACTCATGAGCACTAAAAAGAACGCATCAATGGTCGGGATCATATCAGCCCACAAAATACTACTATGCAGCACTAAGAAAAATCCAGAGTTCTGGCAGCCCGTAGGTGGTGGGCAGCAAGGTCATGAAGACCCACGTAATACTGCTATGCGAGAACTATGGGAAGAAACGGGCGTTGTCCTAGGCGACACACAGCTACTAAAAGAACGTTGTGTGCACCCCTCTAAAACAGGGGGGAAAGTTACTTTCTACACAGTAGAATACTCCGTCGCTTCTAGGTACTCAGAATATGAACACTTAGAAGATTTTCTCGAAGAACAGGACGAAATAGCAGATTTTAAATGGGTTACACCCGCTGACGCACTAGCAAGGCTACCCATGATGTCTGCCACTAAGCTGTTTCTCTGGCAACTACGTTACGAAATTTTATGTGACCAAATAGCTCAGCTCGCTACGCGAGACTGAGTTGAACTACAAACTATGTGATTAATCAATTAAATTGGAGTACATCATCATGGAAGCTCAGATATTAGAGTATCTAAATAAGCAATACAGCTATGAGAGCAAAGCGCTCCGTATAGCTAAGTTGAAAGAGCGTCAGCTAACACCGCTAGCCATCTCGGCTAAGCTATGGACGGCACTCTGCCGCACCCAGCAGGACAAAACTGCAATACAGAACGTAGCCACACGCCTAGGTACTAGCCTCGGCTATACGGATCAGCTCGACGCAGTTAAAACTGGCGCTGAGCTGTTGGCAATCTGTCAACATCAAGGATGGTACACGCTTGATATGACCCGTTATGGCACCTATGTGCTACCTAACTTACCTAAAGAAGCGTTGATAAAATCCAACTTCCCCACCTTCAAGCCCAACAAATGGAGTAGTAACCATAATGGTGAAGACTCTATTATATTAGGTGGCGGGATGAAACATCACAATCAAGCACAGTCGTATGACGTGCTTAATATCCTACAGAATATAGAATGGTGTATAGATACCGAGGTTCTACGTTATGAGAAGAACCCGAAAGCTAAGCACCACTCCCAGAGAACCCGTGCTGACTTCAATGCTATATATAACGACTTAATAGGTCGTGGCTTCTACTTCAAATGGCGTTACGACATGCGCGGGCGTGGATTCATCCACAGTTATTTCTTAAACTTCCAAAGTCATGAATATGACAAGGCTCTGTTATCACCTCGTAAAAAGGTAATTACCGAGAACCTCGGTAACCTTAAGATAGCCGTAGCTAACGAAGCAGGGCACGATAAGCTCCTGTTCGAAGAGCGTATAGCCTGGTTCGATGCACAGCTTGAGAAAGGCTTCAATACCGAAGAATTCAAATACCCCATACTAGGACGCAAAGCATTACGAGCCTACGCCCTAGCAGAACAGGGACTGCCTAGTAATTACATGATGGGGCTAGATGCTACTGCCTCGGGCTTACAGATCATGGCGGCATTAATTGGCTGTAAGATCACAGCGAAAGCCTGCAACTTGATCTATTCAGGCACACGAGAGGATCTGTACACACTCGTAGCTGATACGATGAATGCTGAGCTATCACCAGCTGACTATGTAGACCGTAACATGGTGAAAGATCCTGTAATGACTCACTATTACAATAGTATCAAAGAACCACGTAAAGCGTTCAACGATGCACAGCTACAGGCGTTCTACAACGCATTGGATGGGCTCTGCCCCGGTGCCGTAGACGTTATGGATACGATCAACGCCTTCTGGAATAAGCGGACACTTGAGCACAGTTGGACTCTCCCTGACGGGCACCGCTCAGTTGTCCCTGTCATCGAAACAGTAGACAAACGTGTTGAGGTAGATGAGCTGAATCACCGTCGCTTCGCTTATATCTACAAAAAGAATATGCCATCACGTAAGTCAACGTCCTTAGTGCCTAACATTATTCACTCGGTCGATGCCTACGTTGCCCGTGAGATGGTAAGGCGCTGTCCGTTCGACATTGTGCATATTTTCGATTGCTTCTACTTCTACCCAGATAATATGGACGAAGCCTCACGTATATACCGTGAGATCCTAGCAGATATCGCACAGAGCAATCTGTTAGCTGACATCTTATCGGAAATTAGCGGTAAGAATATAAGCATTGCTAAAGATAGTGACGATTTACACATCGACATCCTTACTAGCAAATATGCGATTTCTTAGTGGACTCCGTCCACTTAAATGATTTTTAACCGAGCTAAATAGCTCACAAATACTGGAGAAATACCATGGCTAACAAAGCAACTACTACCTATGACGACGAAACCTATTTTTTCTTACAACTAGGCAACCAACGTGTACGTTTTGTACCTGTTGAAGCCTTTGCGGGGACTATCACCGAAGCTGGTGTGTATAACTTCCTTAGCACTAAAGCCATCGTTGGTGTAACAGCCCCACGTACCAGCGGTAAGAATGCAGGTAAACTTGGCTTTACTGTTAACGGCACCCAAGGCAAACGCACTAGCGTTATTGGGTTCATTAACTTCTATGAAAGCACAGCTTGTGCTACCTCTACAGATACCGAGCTTGGCGCTGAGAAAGGCAAGCTAGAAATGCTGTTGAAGAAAATGAAACGTACTGACGTAACTACACCTTACACTGATGAGCAAAATGAGTCATTCGCAGATGACTTAGGCTTAGCAGCGTAACTTTTACCTCTTGGGGAGCTTCGGCTCCCTTTTTTTATGCCAGGAGATTAATCGAATGAGCCAATACAACTACCCAACGACAGCATTGCTATCCAAAGCTCAACACGTACGCCTTAAAAATTACGCTGCAAGTGAAGGTATTAGCGTCAGCAAGATACTTAGAAGTTATGTAGATGCCATATGTCCCCGCCCTTCTCCAGGACGAAAGAGTGGGATTAAGAATTATCTATATGGACAAGAACAGCCTGTAAAGAGCCCTACCAAAGCTATTAAAGATATTATGGACGCAATCGACCCCAATCAATACGAAATCGTGTTGATAAGAAAAATTCACCAGCCATAGGAGGCTTGTTTATACAAGTAAAACTCGAGCACGACGGCGTTGTACTTGATGTGTTCGATAAAGATAATGACGTAATTAAAAGCCACTATAAATATTATAGTGACATGGGACTAACAGCACCAAAGGAGGTGTGAGATGAGCCAACGTGATTGGGACGAATTAGAAAAAGAAAAACAGAATATCATAGACGGTAAGAGCATTACACATCTTTGGACCGTGCAGGATATTTTTCAGCAGAGCGAAAATCATTCCGAAGACGGAAAAGTCTGCATTGAAGAAGTTGATGCTTTGCGAATACTAGAAGCTATCAGATGGCCTGATCCTGATTACAATGACTATGACATAATCAGTGACATGATATCGGACTGCACTTAATGGAGGTGAAAGATGGATATGAACTATGATATTTACCCCCCAGAAGATTATGAATACTCATCATTAGATGAACTAATAGACTTATGGGCTTCAACCCCGTGGAATTTCTACATTCATTGGTATAGCTACACAGACTGCGGCGTTACCATTACTATGAAATTCGGTTCTGATGAAGAACTCTGTAACGATGAGTTACCTCATAGAGATTGGGATACCTCAATTACTAAACTTAAAGTCAGTTCTATTATTGAAGGGTCTTCAGCAGAAGTACCCGGCTATTGGATAGATAACCCTAATGATTTTTTAAACTTCTAAACGTCGTAGAAGAAGAAGCTAACAACCTATGGGAGGAAACAAATAATGAGCCTAGCTGATTGGCAAGACGTGCAAAGCGATAGAGAGAACATCATAACAGGTATAGCTGTAGCAGAAGTCTGGAGTACTACAGATATACACAACGCTACTGATTATAAACTAACAAATGAGCAGGCAATGTATATATTAGCGTTGCTTATTAAAGACCATGATGCGAATATAGAGAAAGATATACAACGTCTAACCAAAATTCATTTTTAGGAGGAACGATGAGTACCCAAATGAACATCCTGTTATCCAAAAACCAACATATAGCCTTAAAGACCTACGCGAAAAAACAAGGACTCGCTATGTCTAAAGTTGTGCGGAACTATATAGATAGTTTAGAACAACAAGTAACCCCTAATTTCCTAAAAAGAACCGGATGGTGTAGACCCTGTGACTCCATCCAATTTACAACTGAAGGCCGCTGTGATACCTGCGGCGAATGGACGGTGAAACAATGAAGAAAGCTAAAAAACAAAAACGTGAAGAAGCTGAACTACGCGAAGCTGCTAAACGCAACCCCGCAGACCAATTGAAATGGCTTGATGAGAACGAACTTCGAGCTTTAAAAGAACGCAAGAAACTAACCAACCAACTATAGGAGGTCGTATGAACGAGGAACTAAGTACTTTCGAAGAAGACATACTCTATCTAAAAACCAAATTACATCGAGACTCTATAAGCCAAGAAGTCTTAGATGTTTACGCCTTGAAGATCGCAGATCGCGTTCTACGAGGACGAGAAACTGTGTCCCAAGCTCGCGTTAAAGAGCTTAAAAATATAAGGAATGCTTATGGGTTATCGTAGCGATATAGTCATATGCATGACCCCTGAAAAAGAATATGAATTTAAATTCCTAGGAATATCGAACGCCGAAGAATGGCCTTATAGCCGTGAAGTTCAACCTGATTCGACAATACGGTACACATACCATGGCGTTAAATGGTATCAAAGCTATCCAGAAGTTCCAGAAGCTGAGAAGTGGTTCTCTACTATCCCAGAAAACACCTACTGTTTCATACGCGTAGGTGAAGGCGATGGTTATAACACTGATATCGAAGCGCACGGCGATCAAGAACGCTTCGGTGTAAACGTATCAGTTATCCCCGAAATAGTAGATGCCAATTGGAATCCTCTGTTCGTATAGCCACAACTAACTAACCAGATAAGTAAGTTTACCCTGTGGATAACTTTTCTTATACCTTAAAACTAATCTAGTCCTATACCTAGGTATAGGTGGTCCAAGCCGTGAGTGGGCTGATGGAAAAAACCTCGGCAGCGGGAGCAGATCTCACATATCAAGATGTACTCCGATCTGTGATCCCGCACTTTAACATTCAGGAGGTTATATGGTTTTATTTATAGGGATAGGGTTATTTCTAATAGTCCTATCTGTTTCGATAGATGGATAGCCAACAGGAGTACCTACGCAACAGGGTCTACGAAGAGCTACTCCGTATAAATGCTGGTAGACACCTAGTGTCATACCAATTATTCCCTAAAGCAGGAATCATTGAGCTAGATTGCAGAGGAGATCATGTTTTTAGAGTAAATGACTTAGGGTACATGACCTACACCTTAGGGCTGCCTATCAACCAGAAAGCAGAACGTATCTTGAGGATAAAAAACAGCATGCTTGCAAATTACCAACGCAATCAGGAAGGGAAATGGTTGTGGAGCTATGAAGACACACACCATGATATTTTAAACGTACTAAAGGAAGGAGTAACCACCAATGAAACCCAGCGAACTGACCGAGCTCTTAAAAGCCTCGCTTATAAACGTGACCTTGAAACCCGGCGAATCCCGTCTATCAGCAATGGTATGGGGCGCGCCTGGCATCGGGAAATCACAGATCATTAAACAGCTAGCAGAAGAACACGACTATCGCTTTTTAGATATACGCCTATCTCAGATGGGTCCCGAAGACATGCAGGGGGTACCTTTTGTAGTCGTCGAAGATTCTGAAAAACGAACTGCTTGGGGTACACCACTTATGTACCCTAAAGAAGGTGACAAAAAAACCCTGATGTTCTTCGATGAAATCACCCATGCTCCACCTGCAGTACGCAAATCTGCCTTTCAGATCATCCTAGACCGACAAATAGGACAACATAAATTCCCTGAAGACACAGTTATTGTCGCAGCAGGAAACCGCGTTGAAGATCGCTCCGGTGCACAAGAAATGGAGTTGGCTCTAAAGAACCGCTTTATGCACTGCGACTTAGAGGTAGATCGTGATGATCTAGCAAGTTGGTGGGTGAGGAACGATAAAGACTCTAGAATCTTATCATTTCTACGTGCCGCACCGCATCATATACATGATATGCCTGAAGGTGTCACAAGTGAGAACGCTTTCCCGTCGCCACGTACATGGGATTTCGCTTCGCAAATTCTCAGGACTGTCCCTAAACACCTACGCCTACAAGCTTTGAAAGGAACTGTCGGAACAGGTCCTGCTAAAGAACTCGAAGTACACTTACGTACAGAACTCCCCGATATGGAGAAACTATTGGCAGAACCGTGGAGTTTCAAACCGCCGGAAGACCGTTCAGTTATGTACGCTATAGCCAACGCGCTTACAACTTACGTAACTCGAGCTACGATACAAGGTTTCTGTGATATTGCAGAGCAATTAGCTTCGATCAACCACCAACAGGATTTTGCTGTTACTATGACGCGTGACTTGTTCATTAACAAACCTGAACTAACTCAAACCTCAAGCTATATTGCTTGGGCAGCTAAACATAAACATTTGGTGATTTAATGTACGAAGACGATTCTGGTGAAGACCGCACGAACACTTTAGCAGTTCCTATAGAACCATCTTTACAGGAAGCGGTTAATAGCGCTGCTAACGTAAGAGGCGTGTCGCCAGAAGCATTTACTCGTTGGGCTTTAATCCGAATGATAGCCGATGTATCAGGACATCGTTGGAAACCCAAATAAAAAAAAAGCTCTGCCTATATCACTAAATATAAGCAGAGCTGATATTCCATAGCCAAGGGAGGGGTTATGGAATAGAGAGTAAGCGGTATTAATATTAGCAATACTTATGGGAGAAAGCAATAATGAATAAAGATAATTTAATAATGATACGTCTGTACCAAGCAAAATGGGCAGGACGACGTTTCGATGGCAAAGCTAGTGCCAAAATAGCAAAAGATGCAGGTGCAGCACCGGACACGGTTCGCGCTAATAAACTGATTGTCCCTGAAGCCGTAATAAAACCCACCGATTTACATTGGGGCATGATGAAGAAATGGTTTTACGAACAAACGTCGCCCTTCTATGACACCGGATGGCGAGTACGTCCAATGCACGACTTTCTAACGTTCAGAAAAGAATACACGCAATATAAAGACGAAGCTGAAAAATTAGTTAACACTTTAATAACTACAACGTACCCAGAAGCTGTCGCTAATGCAGAAGCTCGCATGGGAGACTTATACAACTCTGCAAACTACCCAAATCCCGAAGACCTTCGTGATTGCTTTGAGATCGAAATAGACCTTCAACAAATACCCGCAATTACTCATAACTGGCTTACTAAGTTAGACGAAGAATCTAAAATAATAGTCGATAACACCACTAAGAAAGCAGAAACCAACGTCGCTCAAGAACCTTGGCTACGTTTATACACCCCCCTAAATAGATTACAAAGTGCTCTAAGTACTCGCGTAGGCGAGAAAGGCTCTGTCTTTAAAAACAGTACTGTAGAAACACTACCCACAATATGCGATACCGCTGTATCTATTGCTGTGGATCCTAATGACACAGACCTACAGGATGCCGTATACAAAATACGCAATGACATAGCTGTAGCAGATACTAAGAAGCTACGAACCGAAGCAGCGTATAGAGCCTTCGTACTACGTCAAATCACTAACGTTCTGAAAATAGTGAAAAACAACATATAGGAGGACTAAATGGCTGCCCCACGTAGAATTAAAAAAGCAAAAAACGTTAAGCAATACGACCGTATGGCTAAAGCCCGAACACGTCTTATCCTCGACGAACCTTTTTTTGCCACCTTACTCCTTAAACTCCATTTAATAGAAGACACATCCATCCCTACTGCCGCAACTGATGGCAGAGTAATTCTATATAGTCCTGAATATACAGAGACGATAACCGACGCAGAATGCGTAGGGCTATTAGCTCACGAACTCATGCATTGTGTGTTCTACCATATGACGCGTCGAGGTCATAGGACTCCCTATAGATATAATTTAGCCGGAGACTACGTAATAAATCCCGGAATTACAGCATCAGGTATGACTTTGCCCCCCGGGGCCTTGGACGACCCTCAGTATTACAACATGACCACAGAACAAGTATACGACTTACTCCCCGAGGACGAGGAAGGCAATAACCCGATTGGCCCTGATGGATTTCCTCAAGATTTCCCACCAACTGACTGGGTGTTCGATGACAGCAAAGCCGCTATGTCCCCAGCTGAGAAAAGCCGCGTTGAAGAAGAATGGGAGCTTAATGTACAAGAGGCCGTACGAAATGCAGAAGCTGCAGGAAAAATGCCTGCAGGACTCGAATCTATTATTGAAAGTTTTGGTAAGCCCCAAGTTAATTGGCGCGCTGCACTACGACGATTCTTCACCGTGTATTCAAAACGCGACTATTCATGGAGCAAAGTAAAACGCCGTTTAATCTCACAAAATATTTACCTTCCAAGTCTACACTCAGAAGATTTAGACAATCTCGTTATCGGCGTTGATACCTCTGGTTCTGTCTCCGATGAAGAACTTGCCTTATTCAGCGATGAAATCAACAGCATACTCGTGAATTTTACAGCTACTGTCACTGTAATCTATTGTGATTCCGTAATACAAGAAGTTGAAACTTTTGAAACTGATGAATTACCCAGAGCTTTAAGTGATGAATTCCCCGGACGAGGAGGTACTAGACTTACACCTATTCTTGAATATATAGAGACCATGAATTTAGATCCTAGTTGCATGGTGTATCTAACCGATGGAGGGATATGGGACAACCCACCTGCCCCATCATACCCTGTGTTGATCGTAACTACAGACGAAGAAATTTCAATTGGCGAAAACATAAAAATGGAGCGGTGAACATGAGCAATACACTTTTAACTAAAATAGCCACCCAAAAACAAGAACTACACGCTTTGACGCTTGATGGCAAAATATATAACCTAAATAAAGTCTACAAAGCATTTTTCACAGACCCGCACGGCTCAGAAACTCGTCGCTCGTTAGCTATAATTCGTCCGTTTCACCATAACTCTCTTAATTCGACATGGCGTAATAATGTAATCGAAAATATACGAGTTACACAAAGTTTACGAGCAACACTACGTGATGAACGCGCTAAAATGTCTGCAGCTCAAAAACTTGTATTCGACCACATACCCAGTAAAAGAGTGCGTCGATTACTATACCCAGTATGGGAAACCCCTAAACCTATGCGCTCAGCAGCCTCTAAAAATATCGACAAAGTAGGCATATACTATACCTATATAAACCACACAGAAAAAACACCATCCCACATCATCATCCCTAAGACAGATCTTGTGTACATGGCAGACTACATACAAACTCGACAAACTTGTAAGACAGCCATTATTGCTGCCGAAGAGCTAACCGCTAATGACCTAGAGGATTATGAAGTATATAAAGTAGCGGTATTGAAAAAACAAAAAGACTCAACCGAATTACATATCGAACATCTATATGCAGCGATACTAAAAGGGCTACCCGAACAAAAAGAACGTGCCGTGGCAGATATAGTTGTCTACGCAAAAAAACGTGAAAACTTAGACCAACGACTTAGCACTAAAGCTAATAGCATGCTTAACAAGCACTACAGCTACACAGACAATTATTGGCAATATTTAAGATTCGTAGAAGAGTTAGGTCGTCAAATCCATTACAACGAATTCAAAATAGCAATACAAACAATAATAAATGTCCTAGACCCCTTGTCTTACGAATATAACATAGCTATAAATGCGCTCAAAAGCAGCGTATCCGAATGATACCTTTAAAGAAGTTATGGCTTCGCCTCAAAAGGCATAGATGCTCCAGATTCATTAAATATTACGCTACAGGAGAGAAAGTATGTACTTCCTGCGGAGAAATTACTCCAATAAAAACGAAGTGACCTTAGTTGGAGCTTTGTTACTACTCCCCCTATTCCTTTGCATTGGAGGTTTTTTAATCCTTAAATATCTAATAACAAAAAAATGAAACTCATCCTAGATTTTGAAACCTTCTATAGCGTCCCTTATTCGCTGACTAAAATGACAACTATGGAGTATGTACGAGATGACCTATTCAAGATACACGGTGTAGGCATACAACTAGAAGATTGGTTAGCCCCAGAGTATATCTACGAGGAAGATGTCGAAGAAACCCTACGCGATATTTGGGAATCTCATGAAACAATAGAACTCGTCTGCCATAACACGCGTTTTGATGCTTATATCTTAGCCAGACGTTTTGGGTTATATGCCGATTTCTACTACGACACCATGAGCATGTCAGCAGGACTATTCCCGGGGCAGAAAAGTAACTTAGCTAGTCTATGTGGACGCTTATGGCCCTCTGATCCAACTATGCAAAAGGGTGAAGAATTAAAACAAACTAAAGGAATTGAAGATTTATCGCCTGAGCTCAGTAAAACCCTTGGAGACTATTGCATTCAGGACGTACGTATCACACAAACGGCATTTGATCTGATGGTTGAAAACTATCCCCAAAGAGAACTAACCTTAATCGACCTGCATATACGAATGTTCGTAAACCCTAAGTTTATACTAGACCGTAAAACAGTCGAAGAATTTTTAGCCGAAGAACAACGCATCCAAACAGATTTAGTAGCAGCCTCAGGATATACAGCTAAACAGTTAGGATCTAATCCACAGTTCGCCGAAATCCTAGAGTCTCTAGAAATCCCAATCCCTAAAAAAATATCACCTACAACAAACAAAGAAACTTTCGCCTTTGCTAAAAACGATATTAATTTCCAAGAACTTCAAACCTCAAACCCACAATTTAAACATATATGGGACGCTCGTTTAGCAGTTAAGAGCACAATAAATCGTACTCGAGCAAAACGGATGCTAAACGCTGCAGACCCCTATACTAATGAGTTAGCAGTAGCGCTTAAATACTATGGTGCACACACCGGACGAGCTTCTGGAGCTGAAAAACTTAACTTCCAGAACTTACGTAGAGGCTCTATCCTAAGACGCGCACTACACGCACCAGAAGGCCACAGTGTAGTAGTTGTTGACTCCGCACAAATCGAAGCGCGAGTCTTAGCGTGGGTATCAAACCAACTAGAATTATTGCAATTATTCGCTGACGATATAGACGTATATTGCGCTTTCGCCAACCACATCTACCCCGACAAGGTACCCGTGACTAAAGAACAAAACCCTCTGGAACGCTTTGTAGGTAAAGTTGCTATTTTAGGCTTAGGATACGGTATGGGATGGCGTAAATTCCAAAAAACATTAGAAGCCGGTGCCTTAGGTGCTGACCCACTACTAATCACTGATAGCGAAGCTGAAAAAATCGTACAGACATACCGAAGAGCAAATTACATGATCCAAGGCTATTGGGGTACTGCAAGTAAGATGCTGTTTGCTATGATGCAGAAAGGCAAACCCCCTATACCGTGGGGGCCTTTAATGGTCACACACGAACAAATACTACTCCCTAATGGTATGGCTTTGAAATACCCAGGGCTTAGAATTGTAGATGGAGAGAACGGACGCGAGCTCGTTTACAACCTCACGCTACCTTCATCTGCTACAGATAAAGAGATGATCGAAAGTAAATCTACTGTACGTACATATGGAGCAAAAATGGTCGAAAATATAGTACAGGCGCTAGCCAGAATTATCGTTATGGATCAAATGCTCGAAATAAATGAAAAATATCCCGTTGCATTAACTGTACATGATGAGGTGGTCTGTATTGTACCTAATGAGACAGCTTCGGACGCATTTGAGTTCATGCTCAAAGTTATGAAGACCCCACCCGACTGGGCTCCTAACCTACCGCTGGATGCGGAGGGCGGGGTCGACTATTGTTATTCGAAATAAAAAGGACTATTATGAGATACTGCCAAAATATAAGCAGTACTTATACGCCAAGGGGACATTATGCCGAAAATCACATTCTTAGAGGCAGCTAACAGAACGCGCCTATCGAAAGAATTCTCAAAACAAGGTAAGCAATCTTACCCCATGTATGTAAATAAATTTACTTCACACATACATGACATCCCCGCTACCAATGTAGGGTGGGATACCCAATACCAACTAATGAAAAAACATGCTCCTTTAGGACACTGCTTGCTTAAAGGTCAACTCGACAGACCTTTGGTTAACGAACCCCGCAAAGGACACACAGATCGTTACCAAAAAACTGAAACCTTAGTCCTAGATATCGACGGACTCGAACTCGAAGGATATACGATACCTGAAAGTATAAGCAGTACTGATATTAAAGATATTGCCGAACGAATCGTAAAACTATTACCCCCTATATTCTCTAACTCCTCATACATAGCCACAGCATCAGCTTCGTTAGGTCTTAAACAAAACCTAATCTGCATGCATTTAGATTTCTACTTATCCGCAGAAGTAAATCCAATGCGATTAAAAGACTGGATCACTTGGTTAAATCTAAACATCAAAGATTTTAGTACTCAGGTGTCCCTTAATACTTCAGGGCTCAGTTTATCCTACCCCATTGATAGAACATTAGCTCAAAACGATAAACTAATATATTGTGCACCCCCTACATTCATACCTCCTTTGATTGACCCTGTAGAAGAACGTATCGTCTTAGTTAAAAAAGATAATCCTACAGTAGATATCTCAATATTATTGAAGCAGGTAAATGTCGAAGCTAACACCCAAGCGATTAAAGATACAGTCATCGCCTTACGTAAATCAGCAGGACTAAAACGACGCACCCCCAAAACTAGATATGTTACCTTAGAGGACGGACATAAAACCGAAGTCTTAGAGAACCCAGATCAAGCACGAATTACTTACGCCTACCACACTATAGAATACTGCTACTTCAATATTAATAATGGTGACAGTAACGCGTATTGGTGCCCCATAGGCAACCCACGTATCGTCTACACTTTCAAAGACGAGCCCCCATTTGAAATGCAGCGAGTAGATGCTGATTTCCACGAATGGTATACCGAAGAATTTAAAGATGAAATACGCGGTGCTGCGAACCTACGCCCTTTCATCTTTAGAGATTTCTGGACTGACGTGCACTATAACGCAGTGTTCGATGAGAATAATAACAACATTCCTCGTATCGCTTCAGCAAATAAATCCAATCTAGGCGACTTCATGTTAGAGCATGGTTTGGCTATGCCCGAACCTATCCCGACATGGGATTATGTATTCGATCCATCAACTGATAAGCAGATAGATTTCCAACGACAGTGGCTTAATAAATACCAACCAACAGACTATCTACTTAATGCTAAGCCTCTTGAGAATATAGAACTAACTTATGGAGACGCTACATTACTGCAGAATTATTGCCCTACTATATATAAAATAATATGGCATCTGGTCGGTGACAGCTCCTTAGAATATGAACATTTCATAAACTGGCTAGCCTATGGTGTAAAACGTCGATGTAAAACTACAACCGCATGGGTCTTCAGTGGAGTAGAAGGCACAGGTAAAGGAGTCTTCTACCATAAAGTATTAGTACCCCTAATCGGGAACCGCTACTCGGTCATGCGAAAACTATCTGATTTTGACGATCAGTTTAATGCGTGGCAAGAGACCAACTTAATCACTGTGGTGGATGAAGCGCGTATAAATGACGTAGCCTCATCATCTCGCACGATGAACTTCCTGAAGAATTTTATCACCGAGCCTTATGGCAAGGTACGTGTGATGCGTGTCGATAGTCTAGTGGATAAACCGCTATATAACAACGTTATGTTCTACACGAATAATCAAGATGCTTTGAAGCTATCAGCTACAGATCGACGCTTTAATATAGGCATACATCAAGAGCTCTCATTAATCCGTGCATATCCTAAAATTAGACAGGAAATAGATGACTTATTACCTAAAGAATTGCAGATATTCACTAATTTCCTGACCACCTATAGTGAAGACGAGGATCAAGCACGCACTCCTTTAGAGAACGAAGCCAAATTGCAAATGCGCGAAGCGAGCATGACGTGGATAGAAGAGTATAGCTTCGCTATTAGAACAGGGAACTTAGACTTCTTCGTAAAATTCGTTGATATGGAACCTACAGCCATAAATGAGATCACCACTTTCGAAGCAGCTCAACGATTTATAAAAAGCTGGATAGCCGATGTAGATCAACGGAAATCGTTCGTCACTGTAGCCCAACTACGAACGGTATATACCTGCTTAAACGACGCAACTATATCAGCTGTGAAATTCGGAAAATTATTAGCCCGTAACGGAATAATTACCATTAATAGGCGGGGGAAAGGCCGAGGACTTGTTGTTGACTGGAAACTTGATACCTACGAACGCACCCCTTTAATCAACGAACACTTCTCAGATCGAGATAAGGAAGCATACAAATGTCAGAACGAACCACAACAGACGCACTAGAAACAAATTTCGAAGAGCTCTCAGAACGAGATCAATTCGTCGCTATCAGCGCGATCCAGTTCATGGCTGATAATATTGGCGAAATACTAGATAGTGCCGAAGAACGCGGTGCTACTGGTGACGAACTCTTTGATGATATTGATGACTTTATAAAAACAACACTTACGCAAATATACGGAACCCCAGACACAACCATCACCCACTAGGAGGCCCTATGGCTGAAGAAGAACGTATACCTACTTGGTCATACTCAGCGTTATCTACTTTCGAGAAATGTCCTTTTCGGAGTTATCTACAGAAAATAAAGAAAATCCAAGAACCGCAACACCCTGCAGCTAAACGAGGAACTGATATCCACGATCAAGCCGAACGCTATGTACGTGGCGAGATCGAGTTCCCTAAATCCTTGAAGAAGTTTACAGATAGTTTTGAAACTCTACGTAAATTATTTGAAATAGGACAAGTCGAACTAGAGGGGGACTGGGGCTTTACTCAGGATTGGGAGATCTGTGAGTGGCGAGCTGAAGATGTCTGGGCACGTATTAAACTAGATGCTATGGTTCGGATGGACGATACATCAGCTAGAGTTATTGATTATAAAACAGGGCGTAAATTCGGAAACGAAATAGCACATGGACAACAAGCTCTTCTATATGCCATAGCTTCTTTCATACGCTATCCTGAACTAGAGTTTATACGTACTGAACTCTGGTACCTAGACCATGCCGCTGTATCTGAACAAACCTACACACGCGCACAGGCTATGCTGTTCTATCCCCGCTGGGTAGAACGCGCCACCATCATGACTACGGCTACTGATTTCCCACCCAAACCGTCCAAACAAGCCTGCAGGTGGTGTTCATACCGCACATCAGGCGATTGTGACTACGGTGTAGATTTATAACTAAGGAGGATCTAATGAACTTTGACAAATATAGAAGAGCTTTTAAAGCACTTCAAGAAGATAAATTCGTAAAATATTCGACCCATGTAAGCTGTGCCTTAATGATCTTAGAAGCATTAAAACTATTTCTAAATTTCACTCTGGACTTTGTTTTATACATCGTCTTCTTCGGCATCCTACTTAAACTTATATGGACGATTATTACTTATGAAAGCGCATCTAATATACAAGACGATCTCGGTACTATCCACAGTAATTAAAGCCCTACAATTAGCTAGTATGGTTGCTGAAGCGCGTCAGCATTTTAAATATAAAAAACATCGGAGACGCTAATGCTACCTTTATACGAGCACCAGCAACAAACTGTCGATTTTCTGGCGAAAGCTCCTCGAGCATTGATTACGTCAGATCCTGGCACTGGGAAAACTCGAGCGGTATTAGAGCGATACTACCAAGCTCGTATAAATAAAGAATCTTACGGACGTATGCTAGTATTAGCCCCGTTATCTATATTAAAACCTTCATGGGGGGATGATATAGATACTTTCACCCCGGGGCTAACCTATTCGATAGCTTATGCAAAGAATCGAATGCAAGCATTCCAAATGAACACTGATATAGTGATAACAAATCACGACGCAGTTAAATGGATCGCTAATAATGCAGAAGATATATTGCAGCGATTCGAATGGCTAGTAATTGATGAATTCACTGCATACAAACGCAGAACGAGCCAACGAAGTAAAGCAGCCGCTTATATCCGAGAAGCCTTTAAATACAGAATAGCTCTTTCAGGAACCCCTAACTCGAACACTATTCTAGATATATGGCACCCTACTCTTATAGTAGATGACGGTGAACGCCTAGGACAACAATTCTTCAGCTTTAGAGCACAAGTTTGTGAGCCTAAACAAGTAGGCGCGGGAACTCATATGGTGCAATGGCTAGACAAAGAAGATGCAGAAGCCCGAGTTGCTGCATCCCTTAAAGATATCACTATCCGCCATCGGTTCGAAGACTGTCTAACCATACCCCCTAACACCAAGAAACTAATATACACCGACCTCTCTAAGAAACAGGCGAAAGCCTACAACGAACTAAAACGAGATGCTTTGCTAGAACTCGATAATGGCGATTATCTCGAAGCCATCCACGCAGGAGTTCTAGTAAAAAAACTACTGCAAGTAGCGAGCGGTGCGGTATACGATAACGAAGGAAACTCTCATGTTATAGATACCGCCCGTTATGAACTAATTATATCGCTTATAAAAGAACGAACCCATTCTATAGTAGCTTTTAACTGGACACACGAACGCGACGCTTTATGTAAATTAGCAGATAAAGAAGGACTAACATTTGCTGTAATAGATGGGTCAGTGAGTATATCTGAACGTACTGAGATTGTGAAACACTACCAAAAAGGAGCCTACCAAGTGCTCTTTGCCCACCCACAATCAGCAGCACACGGGCTTACTCTAACGAAAGGTGTCACGACTATATGGGCGAGTCCGACATATAACGCTGAGCACTTCCAGCAATTCAATAGGAGGATATATCGCGCAGGACAAACAAAAAAAACAGAAACCATATTGATCGCTGCACGAGGGACATGGGAAGTAGCCGTCTATGACAAACTAGACGGTAAGTTAAATCGTATGGATTCTTTATTAAATTTATTTAAACAACTAACGGAGTTGGAAGATGGAAACAATAGGTGAACTTATTGAACAACTTAGAAAAAAACGTGAAGAACTAACTAAACTAGAAACTACTAAAAAAGGACTCTCGAAGGATAAAATAGTTCTAGAAGGTAAATTACTAGAGGCGATGGATAGTCAAAACATAACTTCGATGCGGGGTGATAAAGCGACTGTATCTATTTCAGAAGCGGTGGTACCAACTGTTGATAGTTGGGATGATTTCTACAATTACATACTAGAAACTAAGCAACCATATTTACTAGAACGCAGACCTGCTGTCACAGCTTTTAGAGAAATACTAGAGACAGGAAATGAAGTCCCCGGACTTAAACCTTTTACACGAAGAACAGTTAACTTTCGTTCTAGATGATGATAATATAAGCAGTGCTAATAAACACTAAGGAATACTAATGACTACTGAGCTTACTATAGATACCAAGTTAAAAAAACAAATGGCGGCCATACCCGACGAACTAAAGAACGAAATGGATCAACGGGTTATAATCGAGAAACCCAAATGGCGTTCCATCAGCAGAATGAACGATATGTTCAACTTATCTGATGCAGGGCCTAATGACCAACCGCTACCCTTGCTAAACATGATCATCTTAGCCTATGCATATAAAAATGAATATTATGAAAAAGAATGGAGTATGTCCGGACAGAACGAACCGCCAACATGTTGGGCAGTAAATCCAGATAAGAGAAACTTAACTGTTACTACATCCGAAAAAGCAGCTAGCCCTAAGATAGAACCCGAAGAAAAATGCGATACCTGTGACCACGACGTATGGGGGTCAGGCAGAGGGGGTAAAGGGAAACGTTGCACAAACGCCATTCAACTAGCTGTAATGCCTGTAAACTTCGAAGAAGGCGACGTGCCTTATAGTTTTAAAATAGTTAGAGCGTCTATCGCTCCATTTGAGAACCACATGAAAAGGCTAAAAGAGAATGGATTACATTACTTACAAACCCAAACGCAATTTAGCTTTCAAGGCAAAGTAGTACACGCTAACTTACATCCCGTCACTCCTGCTGTAAGTCCCGAACTTCTTGCGGCGTTGATGCCCTTACGTGAAAAAGCCAAAGAAATAGTAATGAAAGAGCCCCACATACCCTCTGACGAAGTTCCGTTCTAACCACCCACCTCTTAGCCCGCCTCGTGCGGGCATTTTTTTGGAAGGAGAAAAAATGAAAACATATACGGTAGAAGAATTAACGGATTTGCTAGATAAGCACGGCATTGAGTACTGTGATGTTCATGATAGCGATCCAAACTATTTCCGAGTCGAATTTGATAAGGACAAACAGATAGTAAGACCAGTCTTTTTTGATAAACAAGATCTTATCGCTATTGGTCAGGCCGAAAAATTACTGAACGAGACCGGGAGATTCGGCATTCTCGAACACATTAGACTCTTAACTGATTCTGTATTTGATCATGAAAAACAGGAATGGAGGTGAGCGATGACAACTTATAGTGACCTATGCGACTCAGTAGCTGAGAGAGTTGTAGAAGACATGGATATGAAAACTCTGTGTTGCTACGCCTACGAAACCCTGTTCAATATCTACCAAGAATCCCCAAAACTAATGCTGGATTTAGTTAACGACCTTGAGATGTGGGAGGGGGAAGATGGGTGTCCTGAATATCTACAGATCATCAAGGACAAAATAGCTGAGGGAGAAGCATGGAAGGAGGAGGTGAGCGATGAGTGAGTTCATGCTACTAACCCCTAAGTTTATTGTTACTAAAGATGGATATTGGGGACGAGACTTATTGAATTCGCTTACCGAATTCTGTGAAGATCATTACAAACAATTTAATTGTTACCCAATGGAATATGAGTATGAGGGGGTCGTGTACCCTTACGATGATTTTAAAGATCTTATAGGGAGGTGAGCGATGAGCGATCATGATGTAGACCCTTATGATGCTAGGGATAGACTGATCCAATATCATGTTGATCATGTGATGAGTCTGGGTGAGTTGAGAATGTATGTAGTGGAGGATTTATTTTCCACCATCAAGAACTGTCCCGATACGATGGAGCATTTACTTGATCGCACAGGTATATCGCCTGAAGATCAAGCGTGTATTCGGAAATATTATGAGTTAGAGGAGGTGAGCGATGAAGTATAAAGTGCATTGGACGAAAAGATACTTTGCCGCAGGGAGTGTAATAGTGGAAGCAGACAGCGAGGACCACGCTCATCGTATTGTACACCCCAAACTTTTTACTCTCGAAGGGAATATGTACCACGATCCTAACGGAGATGAAATTGGGGCAGTAGAGGAGGTGAGCGATGAGCCAATCTGATTGGGACCACATAGAGTCCTACAAACAAGCCTTTATTGATGGGCAAGCTATTGCTGACATTTGGTCAGCTGTTGATGTACGGGAGATGTTCAATAATTTAATGGACATGGATAAGCCACCCAAGTATTTGCTAGGGAAGGAACTTACTGACGAAGATATTCAGGAAATCCTATATATGGTGCAAGCTAGATTTGATGCTGAGCAAGGCATCAACTGGTTTCAAATTGAACACTATCTTAGTGAACATTTTGAGGAGGTGAGCGATGAGTAAATATTACAGAGTCACCCGCCAATATATGACTTATGACTGGGAAATTGTAAGTGCAGATACCGAAGAGGAAGCCCTAGATAAATATGAAACTGGTGATTACCTAGAAGATGGATGGAATGCGGATCAAGGTACTTTCAACGTAGAAAAAGTCCCATGTGAACCCGAATGGAAGGAGGTGAGTGATGAGTGACAAAGTAACACATGAAAGCGGAACGGTTCTAGTTGAGTTTGAGAAGCCTTGTTCTTTCTCAGTAGAGTGGGATGACTGGCGTATGCCACCTAATGGCGACTTCATTATTGAAGACGCTATTAAAGCCTCTGGTAAAAAGGAGAGCGACTTTGAATATGCCGTGCTACTCGTAACTAAGGTGGAGTTAGTGCCGAGAAATTATATTGAAGGATTAGATGGTCAACTGGAGGTGAGCGATGAATAAATACGAAGTATTGCAGGGCTACTCAATGGTAGAAGTGCATATAGTTCCTGCAGAGAATGAAGAACAAGCTAAAGAACTTGCTATGACGGGGGAATATTTCCACAAAACCTACGATGGCGACTATGACGACGAGTTAACTGTTACCCAAATAGAAGAGGAAAAGTAATGCTCAACTGGCTGAACAAATGGATCCGCCCTACCGAAGAACCCCGCCGTGCAGATAACGTCTGCCACTGTGGGAATCCTATGCTACGGTTATATTCTAAGAATATCTACCGGTGCTATCAATGTGACCGAGACTATAAGATCTCGGATGGACTAGAAATCAGACATCAAAGGTAACTCATGGACGAGCACGGATTTATCCGTTCAGTACACAGGCATCTACCCAGAAAAGGGCTGACTGTCTGGAAGATAAACGATAACTATCGTGGTGGAGTGCCCGATGCTTATTATTCAGGTCCGAAAGCTGACATATGGATTGAATATAAGTATCTAAAACAAATTCCTAAACGAGCAGGAACGATCATTAAACCTTCTTTACGCCCACAACAATTAAAGTGGCTAGCCAAAGAACATAGCTTTGGTCGCCAAGTTTATTGTATAGTGGGGAGCAAAGAAGGCGGATGTATTTTTAAATACCCAGAGTGGATTGAAGGTATATCTACCGAAGCGTTTAATACTAACATCATTAAACAGAATGAACTAGCTGTATGGATATGCAGTTTAACAACTAAAGGTCAACCACCATGACACAACGTATTATCACTGACGCAGACAAGGACGCTGCGAAAAGACTCCGAGCCATATGGGAGTCAAAAAAACAGGAGCTTAAATTAACACAAGTAACAGTAGCTGACGAAATAGGCACAAGTCAGAGTGCAATTAGTCAGTACCTAAAC